CATAGGAACTGCATTATGTAAGTGCTAAAAGTTTTTTAGCTGAATTTCTATATCGTCCTTGCCTACAATCACCTTATCAATTATAGTTTTGAGTATAGAGTTTTTTTGAGACTTGCTGATACCATCCCAGATGTCGGCAAGTTTTTTTATATTCTCATAGACAAATTCTTTTTTCTGCTCATGCTGACCATCTTTTCTTTCAGTTGAAATCTTTTCGGTAGTCTCTCTGATCTCAGTCTCCAAAGTCTTAATCATATCCAAAACCATGTCGTTTCCCTCTGCATACAGGGTGTATAACCGTTTTAGCTTTGCTTTTTGTTTTTCAAGCTGGTTAGTCAGTATTTGCAACTTTGTTTCTTTTGCCTTTGGCTTGTATTGTGATAGATTTATTGAGATGTCAAGTATTTCATGCTCAAATGCTTTTTCAATATCGCTTGCCCATGCTCCGGGGTTGTCGCAATCTGCATTGTAGTTTGGCAAGTAGTCCAAGTATTTGTCGTGTGAGCAACAATATATCTTGTGAATCCCCATGCCGGTTATCTTCTGGTATCGCATCTTGCAACCACAGGTTTTGCAATAACACAAACCTGTAAGCAAATGTGGCTCGGTAAAACTGTATACATGTTGTTTACGTCTACTTTTTCTCAACTCCTGAGCAAGATAAAATTTGTCATGCTCAAATATCGGCTCATGCAATCCTTTATATGTGCCGCCCTTGTATGGGATATAACCGATATTAACAACCCCTGTGAGGATATTTCTCACAACAAATTCACTCTTATAGCCAAGTAGTCTCTGAATTTTTACGTCGGACATACCGTCAATAAACAAATCCATAGCTCTATTAGCCTGTTCGGCACGTTCTGGAATCGGTACAAGATAGCCAAGGTTTTTATCATATCGGTAACAGTATGGTGTATTGCCGCCGCCCATCCAGTAGCCATTTTTAACTCTCTCCAGCATACCGCCGCGCATTCTCAGCAACATTGTGTTTCTATCGTATTCGGCAACTGCCGCCATAATATGTGTTTGGAACTTGTCTTGTGGTGTTTCATATCTGGCAAAATCGTGTACGCTATTAACTCTGACACCTTTCGGTGTAAAGAGTTTCTCGATCATGTATAATGCATCTACTGAATCCCTTGCTAGTCTGTCCAGCTTATATACTACTATGTCGTTTATTTTTGATATATCCGATATAAGCCGTTGCAGTTCAACACGCTTGGTCATGTCCATCCCAGATAGCCCAGCATCAATATACCAATCAGTGATTAGCATTTCATTTTTCTTACAATATTCTTCGATATCTCTTTTTTGACTTTCAAGGCCGTAACCCTCTTCAACCTGTTTTTCTGTTGACACTCTTATATATGCCACACATTCCATTTTTATTATCCTCCTACGTAAAATGTGCCGCATATACACTACATTCTACGGCACATTCTACTTGTCATTTATTTACTTGTCAACCAATCATGCTAGCTATTGTTCTCACCACATCATCAGGCAGAACAATATCAGCAATATTCACTTTCTTACCGTTTTGTGTAACCACAACATTCATCTGCTTTTCCTCCGATACTCCGCCTTTGCCTTTAAACTTCTGTCTATCAGATACTTGTCAACCGCTCGGCTCTTCGACCTCTCGTTAAACACTTTGCTGTTCCATTCATCGTACACTTTTTTCCACGTTAGGTACCGCTCACAGTTTGAATGACAACCAACATATCTATCGGGGCAGTCTTTACACGGATTGTCTTTCTTCGTTGTCATTAGCCGCTCGCCTCCTTTGGCTTATCTGATACTGTCGCCTGTTATATGCACTCCTGTCTGCCTTTGCCGAGTTGATAAGATTGAGCTGGTAGTGGTGCTCACATAACTTATACCCATCCTTAACAGGATTATTGCAAAATCGACATATACCCTTTTCGTATCTTTCTTGTGCATTCAACCTTTTCTCTGCTCTCTTTCTTCGGTGATAAGCATTAGTTTTTTCAGCGCAATACACGCATGTGTGTGCACCATCTTTAGCCGGTCGTTTTCCGCACCTAGTACAAAGGCCTTTTTCAACCCTTTCGGCATATTTGGTTTTCGCCCATTCCGCATGTTGTTTGTTGGTGTTTTCTCTGTCTGACTCCCTTTTTCTTAGCTTCCACTCAGATTCTCGTGCGCGACACTCAGGGCAGTGCCTTTCAGTCCCCATTAATTTATTTATTCGGCATGTAGGGCATATTCCATTATCGGCATACCAGTGTTTTTGTTGTATGGAGTCCTCGGTGTGTGCCTTGCAACATTTAACACAGTAAGCACCTATCCTGTCCAGCGGTTTTCCACATTCGACACATAATCCAGCAGCTTTACGGCGGCGGTACTGTTTTGTTGATGCTCCCATAGTCACTACTCTCTATTCAGTTTATAGTTTTTATCTTGAGTAATCTCAGGCAGATTAGCCTGTTTATCTTGAAGTAATTTAGAATTATTATTGACTTTATCAATCATCTGTCGTATCTCTGACGGCATTCTGTCTATCTCTCTCTGTCGTGCTATCTCTGTTCGATAGCACCGCATGAAGTTGCTGCTCACGACATTCTCATTAAACTCCGTGTCTTGCGCCCACATTCTCAGCTGTGACGGTGAGCCCACGGCTCTCTGACATGCCGGCGGCAACTCGTTAAATCTTGCTGTTGCATTGTAGCCACTATCCGATATTGCCTTGTGAACCAGTGACCACGCTTCGGCATCAGTCATTTGCCGAGGAGTAGTTATTGATTTTATTTTGTCAATAACCTGTCCTATCGCCGGGGCAAAGCCACTGGTGTCCGTTGATATATATGCCTTGATTGCCATGTCAACCTCTGAGTAAGAATAATCAGACAATATATCCGTCCAAACAGATACGGTAAAGTCAATGTTAATCGGCTTGTAGTTTGGATAAGCAACCATCAATACCGCTATTATCTTACGTGTTTCTTTATCGGTCAATTGCTCTCCTCCTTGATTTCTCTCACCTTGTCACGAATTGCATCACGCTGCCACTTATTCAGCAAATATTTGTCGCAATCTAATTTTGCCATTAGATCATCAAGTGCTTTGTTATAACCTAACTTATACATATTCACATCATCAATGGTTACATTTTTAAACGATTCGTTTATGGTATTTACAACTGTATCAACTAGCCGTTCAATGCTAGTGGGTTCAACTCTTATCTCCATTGTTCTAACACCCCTTGTTTTGACTTCTGCGTTATTTCATCCTTGCCGTCAATCATTTTCATCTCTCCTTATTTGCTCCATGAGCCTATCAAACTGATCATTAGCACTCTGTCTAGGCTTTGGTGGTTGAACTTTTTTTATTCTGTCCCAGGTTATCCCCTGGTAGCCATTTCCGATACTTTCGTCAATTATCGCTATGACAGCTTGCTCTCCATACTCATCAGCCTTGGCCTTAATAGTCTTAACCAAGGTTCTCAATCCGCTCTCTTTGTATGTAAATCTCCGTTCTTTTTTATATTTAAGCCATGTATTGATACTATCTAATAAATAATTAGATATATTAAACTCTGTAATTAATTCATCTAGTATATTATTATTTATATTAATATTCTTAGATGTATTAACTATATCTCTTTTATTATTAATATATATATTATTAATATCAGTATCAGATACAGATGCTTGTATGGGGTATGTATGCCCCATAATAGGGGTATCACTTCTTATGCAGCTTACAACATCCAAAACATATTTTTTAAACACTTCCGACTTAATATGCTTTGCAACATTTTCAACCCCAGTAAGCGTTTTCTCGGACTTACTCCAGTTGTATTTATACCAATTCAGAATCAATATCTCCTTGGTATTCTTATCAAATTTAATAATCTTGTGAACGTTTTCAAAGCGCTCAAGCAACCTTATTATGGTGTCTTTATTGTACCCGGTATTTCTGGTCATCTGAGAATAGCTAATCTCATAACAACCACAAATATTAGTCTGAGGGTTCGTCAGCAAATAAATATAAAAATACTTATCCTCTGGTGTAAAATCATCCTCAACCTTATTGTCCGTCCAAAATGATAAATGCACACTCCTGTATACCGCCATCAAACCTCACTCCTTATATGATTTTAGTCTTCATCTTTTGTAATGTATCTTTTAGAAAATTTCAGTACTCTATTCAGGCACTCATTGTATCGGCTATCGGTGAGTATATCATGTATATATAGCATAATTATACAGTCAACTATTCTGTCCCATTTTTCTGCATTTTTAAGTGTATAGCCATTTTGCTTGCACTGAACACTATATTTATCATTCATTGCACCAAAGCTGAAAAATTTAACAGAACTCATAACGCCTCCTTTATCATATTTACCGCATTTTCCCAGGCATGAATGAAACTTAATGCCCAAAGAACAGTGCCATCCTTAGATTTTAAATCATTTGCCATGGCACAGGCTCTTTCCCATTCAGGATCAAGTTTCGCCTCTGCCGTTGCTCTAATTCTTTTTGCCAAAATATCCTCCTTTCTTTGATTTTTAGTTAGTTACTGGGGCTTCCTGCCTGTCTGAAAATGTTCGTCATAAGCATCAACTGTATAGCGTATTTCAGCCATAGCTATATCAAGTGTTACATCTTTTTTATCCAAGGCTCTTTCTGCAGAATCTTTAATTCTCATCATTAAAGATTCTGCTATTACTATATTCGCATTGCTACTCATTCTGAATCACCCACTTTCAACAAATCCATAAACTTCTCATACTGTCTCTGTGACACCTTATTGTTTACCTTATCCGCTCTCAATTCGATTTTAAGGTGTTTATCTGCAATAGAGGATAATTCCTTTGCAAGGTTCTTTCTACCTTGCTCTAAACCATCACGGTAGCCCCTAGATGGCTTGAATTCATTTATCTTCTCTTTGCCCTCACCCTGACCGCCAGCTGTCTTGTTGTAACGGCACTGGTAGCCTTTCTTCGTGTACTGCAATATCCAATACTGCTCCATCTGATCTAGTTCATTTTTGGGATAATGAATAAAATTAATCTGCCATCCATAGGGGTTATCCGCACTGTAAAACCCTCGTTTCTTCAATGATAAGTCTATATGCTGATATCCGGTAAGGTGGCTACACATCCGCTGCAAAATTTTCACAGCTTGACCTATGTAAAAGTAAGATATGCCATCCTCATCCGTCCGGGTTAGAAAGTATATACCACTCTTGTCATCAAGGTTTGGATTAACTTTCAAAAGCCTTTCACGGTTGGATTTTTCTATAGCATATATTTTTTTGTAATTTAGCTTACTCGTTTCTTCCACCTCTCAATCGTCATTGAGCTCTGCCCCATCAAGAAAGCTTCGGAGCTTCTTCATGCAGTCCGGGCATAAGTCTCTTGATCCCGTCACATCTTCGAACATATCAAACATACTTGCCCTTATTGCTGCTCCGTGTTCAAACGGCAGGTCATGGAACGCGCCGCATCTATCGCATTTGCTTGCGTATGCCATTCTATACACTCTCCTTCCTTGATTCATAAGGTTTTGGCAGCTTTCTCCAGGCTACTACCTTATCTGTAATCTTTGAGTATTCGTAATTATCACAATAATCATGCACTTCATACCAGCCCTGTGGGATCCACCAAGAAATACCATCTTCTGTATACTCCCACCCATCTAAGATATCATCATCCACGTTCCATTCTAAATCTTCCAACGAACAATTGTGATGTGGGATATATACCGCCTTAACAACTCGACTGTATATTTCACCTGTTATTATTGAGACTTTTTCTATCGTTACAAGAACCTCATCTGAAGTAGTTCCCTTTTCACATTTGGGAACTGTGTCTATATTCCATTTGACCATTATGTATCACTCTCCTTTATTCAAACATCAAACCTCATGTGTAGATATTTTCCTGTACATTCAGTTTCCCAATAATAATCTCCCACATACCAATCTTCGTCTAGGCAAGTCTGATCACACCATTCCTTACACTCTTCTGTTCCTTGCTCGTTTCCAGTGTAATAATCAGCTATATTGGCACCATCAACATCCATGCCGTCAGGATCAAGATGTTCTTCCACCCATTCTCTTATCTCTTCATTAAGCCTATTTCTAAGTTCAATCTTATCAACTATATCTTTAGGAATTTTATTCATCTGTTTCACTCCAATCTAATTTCTGACCGCAATTGGCACAATATCTATCATCAACCTGTACAGTGCCGCAATTAGGACATTTCCCATATCTGCTTTTAATTAAGGTACTGTGTGGGTAGAAGCTATATTTTTTCACCTTGGCCTTTTTTGCTATCTGCTTTTCAAGTGCCTGTATTGCAAGTTTAGACGCTTCTCTTGATATGTTACTTCCAAATGGCATATCAATATTCTGCTGAAATTCTTTAATTGCTTCGCTCTCTGTCATATTATTCCTCACTTTCTAACAATTCTGGATTATCAAATATATTTCCAATCCTTTTTGATTCCATTAACTGTATATAATATTCAGTAAGTGGTAACATATCATAGCGAAGTAGCTCGTATTTGTTTAATGCGTCCATTGATACAACTTCATGATGCCAGCCAATAACAGAGTCAGAAACATTTAACGAATCCGCATCGATTACATCAAACTCCCCATATGCCACTTTTACAAGATTGTCGGTGTTGTCATAGCACATCAATATATCATTCTCCCAAATCAGCTTGCCATTCTTGTCTATCAAACCTGTGCATTGGCAGATGGTGGATTCATCATTTATATATGTCATTACATTTTCCTTTATATCTCTTATATAAAGTCCGTCTGGCTCTTTTACGATATTCCCTATATGCCATTTCTTAAAATGTTTCGCCTTAAATAAATATCTATCTTCCATGTTCTCTCCTGTTCTAATACCTTGATATTTCTATCTCACTGTTCAATATAGAATTAAGCTCCTTGCTAAGTAAATCAAGCTCCTGTTTCACCAGTGATTGAGCTTCATTTATCGCACTTATCACAGACGTGCTGTTTAATTCTCTATCCATAATGCCTAGTGCCCGACAACTCATGTATAGTGTTTCTCCGCAACCGTGTATTCTGTGAACGCATATATCTAATCTTTTGTTGTCACCCCTGTAGATAGTTCCTGTTTCAACCGGCTCTCCATATTTTGCATTGCTTATATACTTCATGTTTCCTCCTATTCTGCTTCTGATTTAAGCCATTGTAATATGCCATTTGTGCAAGATTCTTTCGTACATAATTCGTTGGCACATTGTCTACACGCATTTTTAGTATTAATCCATTCCGCCAACTCTTCATCCGACATATTCCTTATCCTGTCGGCATTGGTCTTTAACTTACTTTCCATCATGAATTCATGTATTAAATCATAGTCTTTATCCATAATTGACAAATGCTCTTTGCTGTCACCTTTTCGATAGATGATTACTGTATCCTTACTTTTTTTGGCTCTTAAAATTTCATATGGATTTTTAGATGTTGGCAAAATCATATATCCCTGTTTTTCAAGCCAGCTTTCAAAATCTTTTAATTTGTTCATGTGTAATAATGCTCTATTTGCCATTTTCCCCACCTCTCAATTCTTTCAGTTTTGCCTCGGCTTTTTCTTCTGTGGAAAAATACTTGCAGTTTTCTTTGTCGATACTTTCAATTTCATATATTGCAAGCTCCCTTATAGGTCTTTTCATAACCGCTGCATACCTAGGATTGTTTATATCAACAATGAAATACACATCTTTGCAAGGCAACTTGATAAGCCTGCCCTGTTCCTCTAAGTCCTCATAATCTTTTAACTTTCTTAAATATTCCGCAACCTGTCTATGTTCCCAATATTCCTTTATTGCCGAACTAGTCAACGGCATTGTTTCAAGATATTCTCTCTTGTAAAATCGTTCATATTGCTCTGTCTTTCTTTCGCAATGCCCTATTATCTCATCAATTGTTAGTCTTTCCATCGTTCTCTACCGCCTCCCAGTCAATTTTTTGTCCACAGGTTTGACAGTAACGTATAAGTCCAGGAATATTGCAAAGCCCATGTGCACACTGCGGACAAGAATAATATGACTCGCTAGAGCCAATTTCTCCAGTTAGTGGCTCCAACCCGATTTGCTTATTAACACACTTCTGCGCAATTCTTAACGCAATTCTAACTGATATGTTCTTATGCCTTGCTGTAGCCGCCCGCCCAAAAGCATCTTCAAGTGATTTAAGTTGATTAACTACACGTTCGAGGCTCTTTTTTTCTCTCATTTTTATATTTCTGTTTCTTTCAGTGCTCATCTTGATTCTCCCTATTCTCTGTAACTATCATATATCTCAATGTACGGTTCTCCTGTATCAAGAAAAACTTCGCCAACAACAACTTCTCCTGCAAGTTTAACAAGCTCCATAAACTCTTCTGCCCTTTCAATAGTTACATAAGCATTGCCATCTGTTACTTCGATCTTATTTGTCAACTGTGGATAATCCACTAAAATCTCGCTTGCACTACACCATTCTGTTGTTACTAGTCTGAATTTCAAAATTGCTACTCCTATTCCAACCCACCCACCACAAATCAATATTACTCCTATTTAAAAGGTAGATCGTCCTCTATGCCCTCTGGTATGCTCATAAAGTCGTTTCCAGAGCTTGGCTGATTGCTTGCATTTGCTGTATTGGACTGCTGACTATTGCTGTTATTCGCATTCTTACTCTCGCAAAATTCCTGTTCCTCAACAACAACATCAGTTGTGTATACCTTATTACCATCCTTGTTTGTATAGCTACCGGTCTGGATTCTGCCAGTTATGGCAATCTTAATGCCCTGTTTAAGGTACTTCTCTGCAAACTCAGCGCTCTTACCAAATGCAATGCAGTTGATAAAATCCGCTGTCTGCCCATCGCCCTGTTTCTTAAATTTACGATCTACAGCTAATGTATATCTAGCTATACACATCTGATCGCCATTCTGTGAATATCTGATTTCTGGATCACGGGTAAGCCTACCCATCATAATTACTTTGTTCATATACTATTTCTCTCCATTCTGTCTAATTGTAAAGGTTATTCCAACCTCTTTCTGTAATGTATCTATATAGTCCTGCCACTTCACATCTTCGTCAGCAAGGCAAGAAGTTTTAAGCATAAAGCGCTCAATGAATCTACATAATCTATCATGGCCAAACCCAAATTCATCGTGCAATGTTGCACATGATAACAAGACCACTGTATCTATTGTGTTCCATTTAACTTTCTGTTCAAATTCACGCATCTTTGACGTTGGAATTTCAAGTGGGACAAAAAATGCTCTACGTTTGGCCAGTTCCTTTTCTGCTTCCTCTATGCCCTCACGCTTGATAATTTCTAACAACCAAGCTGCACCGGACATTCTATATTCATGTACTTTATCATTTGCTTTCGCCATATCTTTTGTACTCCTTTCTGCTTAAAATGGACATTCATCCTTTGCTCTCAACTGCCATTCGGCTCCGGCTCTTGCAACGTCCACATTTGCGTTTTTAGCCACTTCACATATCTCAGCAACCATTCTATCGGCATTGCTTGTATCAACGCCCAAATGGCACAATATGACGTTCTGTAGGCTATCTGTAGCATTTATTCTAACAAACTCTTTGCAAGTAGCTAATTCACAGTGACCAAGTATCTTATGAGTGTAATTTGGAGCATCAGTATCGACCATATCTTTGATGTAATTGCACTCAATTAGCATATGGTCGATATTTTGCTTTTTAAATGTAACCGGGCAATACTCAAAATCCGTCATGTACAACGTTTTTTGGCCATCAACATTGATCAGAAAACCGTAATTGGGAGTGCCATTGTGTGGGAGAGAAAAACAACGAATTGTAAACTCTCCCATTTTTACAGCCTTACTAACAGATTCAAACGGTTTCCACACTGGTATACCCAGTCTTTTCAAATCAACTGCTGCCCTGATGTGGTCTCCATGAATATGACTTACAATGGCACCGACAACGCTCTTAATATTGTAATCAAGCCCTCTTTGTATCTCTTTGATTGACACTCCGCAATCAAGGATAAGTGTTTCTTCATTGCTATAAGTTAAGGTGTAGCAATTCCCTGTACTTCCTGTTGCGATACATTTAAGCTTCATCATTTCATACCTACTGTCATAACTGCTGGATTTACAACTCCATCTCCGTCATAGTCATACTCTTTATTGTGCCATTTTCTCAAATACTCTCCGTATTCCCAGCACTGTGAAAGAATACTAACTGCACATCCGTACATAAATCCTGTTATGCCCTCTGTATCTGCTTCGCGGCTTAATCTGCCGGCATTATCAACAAAACACTTCATAACATCATTACTCTTGTCGATTTCTGCTTCTAGCAGTTCAGCCCACCTTTCAGCATAAGTGAAGCAACCTCTACTGTATCCGTCACTATTCTTGTCGTACCAATCCTTGTATTCTTTCTCTTTGCCTTTAATAATCTTCATAAAATCACTTCCTTAATTTCTCCGCTTCTTCTCTTATCATTATTTTGTATTTACCACCACATCTGCATACAGCCTTTGCGTCATACACATTCCAATTTTCATTAGGACGTGATTCATCCCTTGGTTGTATAGCTCCGCATAATTCACAAGCACGTACTATTAAATTCTTTTTCATCTCTACACCTCCACTTCATCATCATGTGGGAACTGGAAATAATAATTGTTTAAAAAGCTGACATTTGCATTGGTTTTGCCGCAAAGTAGAATATCGCCAATTCCTAATTTTCCTTCAAACTCCTGTGGTGCTAAGTTAGGGATTTCATCTACATTTAATGTTGGCTTTCCCGCATATGCTCCCCTCAACATTTCCGTAGCCTTAAGCGCCTTTTCTTTTGTGGAATATTCAGCTAACTTTGTTCCATTCGGTGATGATAAATTATGACAATAGATATATGCCACTTCTACATCTTTATATTTTCCACTAGCTACAGACAATGAAAAATAATCATAAGGGACATCTATTGTTCCGTCCTGTGAAATTACTCTCATATCAGCTCTCCTCGCTCTGCATGAATGGCGGTAATGTGCTATCTTCTGCCTGTTCTCCGGTTGCTTCTGTGGCTGAATCTTCTACAAATTCTACTGAATTAGCGTTGTTTGCAATTTCCTCTGCAACCTGTGATTGCATATTTTCAACAGAATAATTCCTGTCTGCAAAATCTCCATCAATAATTTCATCAGAGGTATATAAACCCATTGAAATTTCCGGGCAATATCTTCTTGAAAAGAATGATGCGGCACGATATGCAAGCATTACCTGTGGCATTGTTTTCCATTTACTTCCATTCTTTCCTACCCAACCTTCTGCAACTGCCATATCCATGTCAACTACCGGTCCATCTATTCTCTCTCCATTCTCAAATGCGTAACACATACAGCTAAAAGGCTTTCCGTTCTTGTCGGTTTTTTCTTCAAAATGCAAACTACTGTCATACTTGTGGCTAGTGTTTATCATTCCAATAAGTGCCTTTGCGTTCCAACCGGGTTTACCCTGTATAACATCAAGGTTTTGCATTACTAAAAATGGACTTGTTTTCATTCTTATAGCAAGGTCAATCGCTATCATACAGTTAGCTTCGCTTTTCTGATACTCTCTTGGAACTAATGTAGATTGTGATAATGCCTTTGCCATTTGATATGCCATTGTAAAATTATCGGATGTACCGAAAATTCCAAGGCTAAAATCCGTTACCTTGTTAATGTGCTGTACCGCTGTTTCTTCTTTCTTTTCTGCAACTGCTGTATTCTCTGCCATTTTTATTCCTACCTTTCTAATAATTCGTTCACATATACATCCATTGAATGGCACAATTTCACACAGTTACCATGTAGCATATGATTCTTCAAAGCACCATATTTTTCATAGAACTTTTTCTCTGTCATCTTGCCGTTATTAACAAGTTCTGCCCAGGTTTTTATTTTCTTATAGACTTTACGTTTACTTGTGCTATTCAATTTCCGTATATACTTTCCATCTTTCGTTACATAGTGATGGAAACCTGTAAATAAAATTCCGTTTTTAAACGGAACTATCTGTGTCTTACCATTAAGTGATAATCCCAGGCTCGCTACAAATTGATTTATGCAATCCAGACAATGTTTCAAGTATTCTTTGCTTGGTGCAATCAGATAAAAATCATCCATGTATCTACCATACAATTCGATTCCTAGCTCACCGGTTATAAAATAATCTAACCCATTTAGCATAAGCAACGCATATACTTGCGCTACCTGATTGCCAAGTGGCAGTCCTAAACCAGCAGTGCTGTCAATGTATAGATGATTCAGCCATTTCGTGTATTCGTCATCAAAATAGTAATCAACTATATCTTTCAACACTTCGTGATCTATCTGATATAAAAATTTTTTAATATCACATTTCAAAATCCAACCGTCAAGACCGTGCTGATTATAAAATTCAAGCATGTGTTCTTTCAAACAATCCATGCCAAAGTGGGTTCCTTTGCCGAGTTGCCCTGCGTAGTTTGTTTTTATAAATTCATACTTCAACCTTGGAAGCAAAATATTGTCACATAAGCAATGCTGAACTACCTTATCTTTGAATGAACACGACTTAATCACTCTTTCTTTAGGTTCATAGACCTTAAACTCGTTATACGGATTCACCCGATATGTCTGATTTTCAAGTTGTTCTTTCAACATGTGGAGCCCTTCAAGGCTCATTGCTTCAAATTTTGCAGCACTTGAATTATGTTTTTTACCACTTTTAGCTTTTTTATATGCTTTATACAGGTTTCCATAATCACATATAACATCTTTATCCATAGTAAAAATTCCTTTGTATTTATCCTTTTGGGAAAGGTCACACACTTTTTTGTATCTTTATCTGATTTCGGCTTAATGCCTACTCTTACTGTCTGTGTGATACAGAATGGGCGAACACCGTTATTGTTGTTACAGTTGTTGTTGTTGATATTGCCAGCGGACGAAACAACGGTTTATACAGTGTGTAACCTATATTTTTAATTATCTTCGCTATCAGCCCGCCTCTTCTTATCACCAGTTCTCCAGGCTATTGCCATATGCTTAACATCGGCTACCATTTTCGACCAGTATTCCATGCTTTTCACATTGATAATATTCAATTTCATTGATAATTCAATGTAAAATAAAAGTTCATCACATTGTGTTATAGCCTTTGTCTGCAGTTCTGATCTTTCTTCAAGGCAAGTTTCCAAATTCGTCCTATTTGCTTCATACAAATATTCGTATATTTTCAATGCTTTATTCTGCATTTTGTCAACAAGCGAAAATCTGTATTTCTTTGGGTATCTATTACAATTTGAAGTTATGCGGAATGTGTGTTCAGCCAAATTCTTTGCCTGTGAAATCACTCCAAACTCTTTCTCTGCCATATCATTTAATCTCCTGATTCAAAGATTGAAGATAAGAAGATACAAACCGGGCGAACACCGACATCGTAGTCACAGTTGCCGTTGCGGATATTGCCAGCGGACGAAACAACGGCTACGGCTCTTTTGTAATCGTTGCATGGTGTACTCCAAGGGCTAACAAGCCACCACCAATAATCTTTGGTGTTTGGTATGAGGTTTCTATACTTTCTGTATTCGTCAACAGTAAGAAGAGAGACCTTATCCTCACACTTGCCATATTCTGTCTGGCCGTCAAGAGATAAAAGATTTCTCTCAAACGAAATTATATTTTTCGATCCTATTTCTGCAGCAATCTTCTCAAAAAACTCTCCATTAAGATAGCCACGAAGACCACTGTTTTCCCAATTGTTTGAATTTGAATCAAACTCCATGTCTTCAATGTTATCAGCCAGACAAATATATCCAGCACCTGTAATATCAAGAATCTTCCACGTTGTATCTGCAAGTTCAAATGTATCTCCGATGCCAAGTCCCTCCAAAAAGTTAGCCGTTTTTGATGTCGCTTTTAGCATTGCAATCTTATTTCTAAGATCATTAATCTGTTCCTGTAATACTCTCATTGTTAATGTTGCCATGATTATTCCCCTTTCTTTGATACAAAGATATTAGATTTTAAGATACAAACCGGGCGAACACCGTTATAGTTGCTACAGAGGCTGAAGTTGACACTGCCAGCGGACGAAACAACGGTCATGCTATAACCCCAATCTCTTTCCTTAGTGCTCCAAGGAGTGCATGTCCACCACCAATCGTCCAAGTCCTTGTTAGGAAGTAAGTTGTTGTACTTCCTAGCCTCATCAAAAGTGATAGGTCTTACCTTGCATTTACAATCATCAAATTCATGCTGCATATCAACTGATGTTAACTCAACAGTATGCTCAACGAGATTGTTTTCCCCAACCTCTGACTCAATTATCGGCTGAATCTCATCCTCAATCACTTTCTTAAGGTTGGACTCGTTGTAATCTCTTGAATCCTCATCATAAACTATGTCTTCGGCCATAAAGTTCTTAGAAATAATTTTGGTCTCAGCCCCTATCTGTTCAAGCACAATAAAGTCATTCTTTCCAATCTCAAACACATCTCCAGGTGCCAAGGTTGATAATTCTACCTTATTCTTTCTTTCTGCTTCTTCAAGCTGCCTTACAAGTTCTCTTGCTACTTCTAATGCCTTACTCATCACATTACCTCCAATTTCTCGCTGTCGTTTACGGCAAGCATTATTATCTGACCATCTACCATGTCTACAGCATTCTGTTGATTTGCAGAATCAAGACTCTCTGCATCATCAAGCCAGATAGGACAAGCCACATTGCTAATTTGCTGAATGCTATTGCAGATATCGATTCTGCCAAGAATCCTGTTTCCTTTGTTACTCATCGTGGTAAGAATGTTCTTGCCATCTATGGTAGGAATACATGTTGACTTATATCCACCATTTTTAGCAAATTCAAATAGCTGCCACTTTACTATATTAAAATGTTTGTTTATTTCATTTGTGAGAACTTCATTTTTGGCCTTATCAAGATCAACTAACAAATCAAGAATCTTTTGTGCATCCGCTTGAGCCTGTCCAAGATTGCGCTTATTAGCCAGCAACTCTTCAAGCCTTGTTTCGTCAGCTTCTGTATCAGACTTAGCGATCTTGGCTTCGCACTCAGCTAACTCCTGCCTGAGTGCGGTCTCTTCGGATTTTAGTCTCGCCCTTGTGGCTGTTGTCTCCATACCAGCCATATTGATTTCAAGTGCTTCTATCTGCGCCATCACACCGATATATTCATCATCATCTGATATGTCAATGCATAATGGAAGTGCGTTATATTCTTCTTCAAGCTTGGTAAGCTTTGTTTCTGTATCAGCAACAGTCTTTCGATTGAGTTCATTGCATTTTTTAAGTTTTTCTATATGCTCCTCAATCTCCTTGATCTTCTGAGCTACGGCCTTGCCATCAGTCTCAACTGCTGCCAGTCGCTCGGCTTGATTCTGTGCAAAATCACTCTTAAGTCTTTCGATATCTTCTGTCGGAAATTCTCTATGGCAAGTTGGGCATATGGTAGTAAGTTCGTTAAATTTCTCAGCATTAACGGATTTCCATTCTGCAACAAGTTTTTCCTTCTTTGATTTCCAAATACTCAAAGTTCTTGTTGACTGTTCGATATCCCAATCGTTATCAGAAATTCCCTGGATTACATTCATCTGAGTGATCTTGCAATCATCTATCGCACTTCTAAGTGCTGCTCTCTTGCAATCAAGATTTTCATTTGCTTTGTTCTGCATCGCAGATATTTCAAACTTTAGTTTCAAAATTTTGTCTGCGATCTCATCATGTTCAGCAGCTACCTTATCCATGTCCAACTGATCTTCTGTGACCTTGTTCAGTTTTTCTTTAATTGCATTTTTCTGCAATTCCAAGGTGGATATATCTATTGACTGTTTGATCTGTATATCCCTTTCCTTTTCCGCAATCTGTCCATCAAGAACTGGTAACTCCTTTGCAGCTTTGGACTTTGTAGCCTTATTCATTGCTGAAAGTTCGTCCGCCGTATACCTTTCAAGGAGTGGAACAAGTTCAGCAAGTTCAACCTTGCTTTTTGCGACGTCAACATCTGATACGCCATCTACAAGCGCAAACAGAAATTCTCTCATTTCTGCCGGTTTCTTTGCCAAAAATGCATTGATGTTACTACACATCTTGAGGATAGACATATCAGCGTCAAGATATGCATTAAAATCCCTTAATGTCTTAGGCACATCATTGATTGAATAGGAATTATCATCCTTGTAACTGCTGCCATCTTTGCTATATTTTCTCTTCTGAGACTTACGCATGACGACTTCCTTACCATCAACGTCAAACACAGCTGTGACCGATACGTCTGTGTCATCCACAGTTTTGCCATCAATCATACGGCGAATAGGTGGATTATCAGCAAGTTGATAATCACAGTTGAATAACAGCCACATATAAGCGTTAGTTATTGAGGATTTCCCTTTGCCGTTAGAAGCAGCAATCTTAGTGTTATTCCCGAAAACAACTTCCTTATGTGCATAACACATGAAGTTCTCTAAAATTAACTTTTTCAAACTGATTTTCATTTTTTATCTACCTCCAGTGGCAATTCACCAAGTATAATAAGTACCACATCCAGATCTATATACTTTTCTCTTCTTGCTACACTTATGAGCACATCGGCTCTCGTCTCCATATCTATTAATTCCTCATATCTATCACGAGGAATAGTCACACTGTCTGCGCTGCTGTTATTACATGTCCCTTCGCAACTAATTTCCATCTTTTTTCTCCTTTCTTTCTTCAAGCACTTCAAATCTTGAGACAGATACCTCGTAAGCTGTCTTTTTCTCTTCGGTGCCATCCTCATAAAATTTGTTATATTCCCTTGACTGAAATCTACCAGTTATGCCGACAATAGAGTTAAGTGGTACTCTTGCAAATAGTTCAGCATTTATACTCCATAAGAGAATAGGAATCAGATTTCCAATCCTATTAGGAAGATTATTGATTACTCTAGTATCACAGACCCTATATCCTCTAGGTGTTGCCCTGATTTCTATCTCAGCAAATTTGTGGGCGACAAAATCAATTCTGTTTTTATCACATGTATAAGGATTGACCTCATGTACCTCTATATATACTTTTGTGTGATTTTTTCCTGCCGAATCCATGATGTGCTTGGTGCGAATATGTCCAATGACTTCCACATAATCATATTTATGAATATAGGCAACCTTGCTATCTTCAATGTAACAAGGCACTAAATCCTCTGTTTCACTCAGTCGCCTTGCACTTATAATCACGCGATAATACGACTTATTACCTACTGAAAACTCATATATAGGTGTGTCAACAACACATCCGGCAATCACCGCATTGTTGTTTGGCCAATCACTAATATTTTTTTCTCTCATTCCTTTCCTCCTCTATAGTTTCCATCTTTTGCTCAACTACCAGCATTGTAAGAACCAATTCTGCAAATGCCAAAATAATCAATATCTTTACCCAAATGGGTAAAGAAATGTTAAATAGTTCCAACCCTATAGGTACGCATATGATGGCTATATAAAACATAATGGCCATCAGTGTGCACAAGACACGAATTATAATCGTGTCTAAATTTCTTCCCACGCAATCACCTCCTGGCATCACAATACTGACCCATATTCATCTGAGAATTAGCATTGTTTATCTGTTCGGCAAGTGCCGTGGGTGCTGAATAGCTACTGATAAAGTTCTGAACATCATCTATGTACCTACGCTTGATACTCTTATAAGTAGAAACACAGCCAAATTCACGCTTAAGCTGACCATACATATCTCTAAATGTCTGGCTCCTTATACTCCTGTCGGCGTATGCCTCGCTATCTTTGCCACCTAAGATTGATACCACCTTGCGCTTGACAAGTTTCTGAACCTCGTCTATCTCACAGCCGTATAAGGGCATATCGTTTTCAAGACTACCTATCTTGTCCTCAACCCTGTCCACTCTCTCTGCAAGCTCTGTGTTGCCCTGGGCAAGTAACTGAATCTGCTCCAGCGTTGTAAGTGGCTTATTGTAGCCGCCTGTTTTGCGAATTGACGGCAAAACCTCGTTCATTACCCAGTTTTCAAATTTTTCAGCACTAGGCAACTTAGACTTCATAATAAGTCGGTACAAATCTCCCTCATTTATGTAAGACATTTGCTGTATACCACTAGATGTAGGGGTGTCACGTTTTGTTACTCCCTTACAATGGTCTTTTACTGCCTTGCGTGGGTTTGCATACCCTAGTGCCATTGCTACGTCAGTAGCAACAAAAAATGGCTTACCATCAATTTCTATAGTTCGGATTTCTCCGAACTCGTTGCTACTGAATATCTGTAACTCGTTCATTGTTCTCCTTTCTATCTTGATATGATATATACTATCATCGTATGATAGTTTTAGTGTAAAAAAATATCTGATTTTTCCACATCAGTCATACCAAGAAAATTTCCAAGGTCTTCAAGCTCGGTGATGGAAAAGTCCGTTTTACCGTTCATTTTTGAATTGAATGTAGCAATGCTTTTATCAATAGCACTTGCACACTGACAATAATTCTTTCCTTTCTCTCTTATCACACCTTTGAGTTTTGGCAAGTTCATATTGTACCCTCCTTTCTTTCATATTGTGATTACAATATATCATATTGTGATTGTTTAGTCAATCGTTTTATGAAAGTTTTTTACAATAAATGTTTACAAAACTATCATAATATGATAGTATTATAGTATCAAATAAGAAAGGAGGTAATTATTATGGCTAGCCAGTTCGGATTGAGAGTTGGTAACAACATCCGCAATTATAGGTTAGCAAAAGGAATGAGTATGAGGGAACTTGCCGGAAAAGTTGGTCTCACCGAGGCTACTATTCAAAAATATGAAACAGGTGCAATAAAAACACTTGATGTAAGCATGTTGATGAAGTTTGCAGAAGCCTTAAATATTCCACCAGAAGATGTTGTTGGTTGGGATAAGGTTGAGAAGAGAAACGATGAAAGCATAGAAGTAATGAAAAAGTACAACTTGCTTACAGATGGTCATAAGAAAGCTGTACTTGATCTAATTAATAACCTTATACAATGTCAGAGCTAAGTGAAATATAACTGATTTAGTATTTCATAAACTCTTTGACATTCCTTTTGGGGGAGAACTTGTAGGAGTTGGCCAATTTCCTTTACAAGTTCTCCTTTTTCTTTTAAAATCATGTTATTTCCCATATTTTTACCCCTCCCATACAAATTTGCTATCATTTGTATACTTATATTATATGTGCAAATAAATTAAAATAGAAGTCTAATTTTTTGTCATAATATATGGTAATTTGGGGAAATACATGGTACTATGACTGTAATATATACCACATGGGAGAGGTGAATACAAATGAGTAACTTTTTAATTGTGTTTGGAGCAATAATAATGTTTTTAGGGGCTGGCATATGTGTAGCATTGACTATAATATTATTATGTAAAAATAAAAAAGCTATGCCATTTATAATAGGCATCTTTGGTTCTATGATTGTTGGCGGAATATTACTTGGAATAGGTTGCGCGAATCAGCCCGAATCAGGGCATAAAGAAGTTGCATATAACACTACAGAAGCAGACGTAACTGAAAAACTTACAACCGAAGAGACAACTGAGACACCGACCACAGAAGAAGCAACCGAGGAAGAAACAGAAACCGCTACCGAAGAGGTTAATGCAACGGATATTTCAGATATGCAGTTTCAGTCTTATTGGGATATGGCAAAAGAAACTGTAGAAAGTTGCTTGAAAAATCCTAAGTCAGCAGATTTTCCATCTTCTGTTTTTAATCAGGGCAATATTGCCATGGAACGAAAAGGACATCTTGTCGTAGTCCAAAGTTATGTATATAGCACAAATTCATTTGGAGCTGAGGTTAAAAGTGATTTTACTGTAGAAATGTTAGTATATGATACTGACAATTTTATATATAATGTTGTCTATCTCAATATTGATGGAGAGACAAATGGAGAATATGTGAGTCTTGACGAATGGGATGAAACAAATACAAGCGGAGAAAGTGAGTAATCACAATCTCCGCTTTTCCTTAATAATTTGTTCCTATGCAAAGGAAAATATAATCCACATCTGTTGATGTCTTAGCATCTTTGGAATTAAACGCAAGTGTTAAGGTAAAGTTATTATCACTGATTGTACCCCATGGGAAACTACTCGGAGTATGTACAAAAATCGGTTCACCTTGTGTTGACATCATTATAGGCACTACTTCTTTTGTTCCTTCTGGTACGGCAATACTTATTGTTGCTTCTACATACTCATTGTTATTTGGCACGGTAAAAGAAGCTGATAAAACATCTATTAATGACTTTGTTTGCGACACAGGGATTAATTCGTTAATGTTTGATGTGATTGCATTAATAAGTCCTGCATTAAAATCGTCGCCTGTTTGATCATATTCTGTCACATCTTCAAAACTTACCGTTCCATCGTCATTGTGAATCATGTTGTATCTTCTTTTCCCGTTCATTCCAGATGACAGTATATCATCTCTATAGTCATTATTTAATTCCTGCATAATATATTACCTCCTATATTCTAATGTCTTTATATGCTCCCATTCTGAATGGAATGCGTTTTCTCGTTTGTCTTATTCTGTCAAGCATATCTTTTATTTTTTGGCAAGCATTTTCAAGTCGGCTTATCTCTTCGGAGCCAATAAATGCACCATTGTCATAGAATGTTTGCTTAACACCTATATCTTGAGGGAATACAGTGTTATTAATTCGATCAAGATTGTTTTCAAATTTATTAAATTCATCTGCATAATAAAAATCTGTGTAAGTTTTATCTGCACCCATATCTTCAAAGTTTACAACCGGTGCACACAAAAGTTCTGCTTGTTCCTTTAAATAATATATATTATTCTTAATTCTGTTGTAGTCGGAACATTCAAATACATCGCCGCTTTTCCAATTTGTCTTAGGTTCATTCCACAATTAATCCACCGCCTTTCTAGCACTAAGTCTCCCACTCCATGCACCATTAAATGTAAGTTCATTTTGATAAGCCTTAATTTTTGCTGTTGAACTATTGGTTTTAATCAGATTGAATAAATCCCCGGCATCTACGCTAGGGTCTCCACGCCAACTTATTGAATAATCAACTGCACCTAGGTAATAATTCGCTAACCAATCATCAAGCAAACTAGCTACTTCTGTATTATCAACAAGTGGGTTGCTCCAATTAACTGTTTTGGCTCCGTTGTTATTGTATCTATGGGTTAATCCTTTAGTGTCCACAACATACTCATATCCACTGACTGTGTACGTAAGTGTTGTATCTTTGTCAGTTAGTCCATCAAATTTTAACATGCAATAATAGGCACCACTTTCTACAACTGTAACTGTCACATTACTTGCATCAGTGATGGCGGTATAACCGTGACTAGGTGCTGAAAAGTCAACTTTCACAATATTGTTGTTTGAATTGACAGTAATTTTTTCGGACACAAGTTCTTTTTTGTCGGTGCCGGGTTTATATGATTGTTTTTGAACGGTAATTGACTTTAATTTATCTTCCATCGTAACAGTTGGTGTATCAAACATATCATCTTTGGACAGTTCATAGTCTGTTGCGTCACCAATTCCAACATAGTCTATTGACACTCTTGCGTATGGCTCAACTTTTGTAAATTCTATAACAACTTTGTTCGCAGAGCCATAACGATTGTAGTCTGTCCAGTTAAGGCTATCAACATTCGTAATAACAACATTATCAACAAGCGTATCATTATCATAAGTTTTTATAGTAAATTCAAGAGGTTTACAATTTCTAAAATTAATTATAAATCCATACCAACTGTAAGATATATCTAAATTAAGAGTAATTGTAGGATTTGCATAAAACTCGCCAATGCCGTTTGCTATTTCCTTGCTCACATATCCTACTTCTTTATATATTTTGTTTTTAGGTAAAAAACAAAGGTTCCCGCTATCAAGTCGTGAAAACCCGGTACTGCACATTGCGTAAGCTATTTTCATGCTCTGCACCTTCTCCTATTCTACGCACAAATCCATTGTGAATGAATGTTTTTCGCCTGGTTGCAGTGTTACCGGCTCGATAACTTCACGTGCTAACATCATTGCTCCCGTGAAAGCACTTGCATAACTCGCATATAACCCTACTTCTGATATGGTTAGTGGTGCATTACCTGTATTTCGTATAACTCTAGTGATAGTTATAATTGAACTTGAAAATGTCTGCGGTATATCTTTAGTTTGTGTGACGATCTCATAGTCTTCTGTCACATTTTCAAGCTTTATATCTGCCGCTGTTGCTGGTGTTGTGCCTGTCCCTAACACTATATAAACTCCGGTTATGGCTGAGCTAGGCGCATTTTTTAAAAGCAACGATGCACCAAACAGCTGTCTAAACCAAGAGTAACTTGCGCTAGCTGTTTTATTTTCTGTGGTTTTACACACAGTATAATTGCCTGAACCCGGTTGACAGTTTAGGCTGACAAGACCGGCGAAATTATTTGTCAACATATATATACTTCCTCCTTTAATCTAATGTATTATCCGTCTCATGTGTCACTCGGCACTGTACCACACCGGATATCATTGTTGTGCTTAATATCTGTGTGTTCGATGTGCCTGTCTGTATCTTTCCGACATTCTCAGCCATCACATCAAATGTATCTGTCGCCTCTGTGCTTACACCTTTTTTAGTGATAGCACTGGCGACTTTAGACTTGCCATCACTGACAGATTTTTTTACTTCTGCAACTTCATCTGATATTGTTTTTATACTTTTGTCTATCTTGTCCATGTCTCCTGTGTAATCTGTTCGCCAATCTGGAATATCATCATTACCGAATTGGCATAATCCAAGATTTTTTGTTTTATTTTGTGATGCCAAAAAATCACCTCTCTATTATTTAAGTTTAAATTTTGCTTGCGCAGCATACTCATAAGCTGTTAATTTGTATGTATCATACCTGCTTGCTGTTAGCCTTAACATTGCATACTGTTTAGCTGTCAATGCTCCATTATCATCATGTAACACGCTGTCAATATCACTAAAATCTAATTGTCCATTTGATGATATTGTTTTTGTGGGTGTAATTGCGGATTGTATATGAATTCTATTTTGCCTGTCAATGGACAAAGTGCATCTGCCGGCATTGGCAATAATTTGCAAACACTCCGCATGTGTAGTAACTGGTAACGGATTGTGCGTTACAGTATTTTTAAGAAAATTATCAAGAAAATAGTTACTACTGTCTGTAATTCCGGCATCCGCCAATACTAGCAGTGACAAATCGTACAAGCTAATCCCATTTGCATAATACTGACCTTTATAGTATTGCCCGGTTAACAATGTAAATCTATCTGTAGCATTAAATGTCGCTTCTCTACTATTAGCCGACCATGCGGATAAGTAAGTGGTTTGCTCCGGCAACCATTCAATATTGCCCTGTCCGTCTACATCATAGCCAAACTGTACTTTAACCTCTTGACCGATTCCCATATACTGTATTGCACTATCTGGATTGTCTGGATCGTAATATTGATCTTGATTATCAACTTTAATCATAACATCCATTGATGGTATGGTTTCTGCTATTGGAGATACATATTCTTTGCTACTGTAGTCCATTACCTCTTCGTTGGTAAATGTTTTTGCAAGACCACACTTAAATGAGTATATTCTCAATCTATTCTGCCCGTAACGCATTTGAGTTGGTTCGATTGTAATAAATGTTATGTCTGTAAAAACATCTTCCGTAGTCCATACTTCATCAGCATTACGATAACGTGTAGTGCCATTGTTAGTAATAATATCAAACTCAGTCGGATAACATTTTCCAAAATTGACAGTCAAGCCCTTAATAGTCTGCGGATTTGCAAACACCATTGTAACTGTTCCCATAATATCAGCAGTTACAATGCCGTTGTTATAGTAATCAGTACCAGTTCTAGGCAAGAAAAAAGCATTGCCATCGAGGACAGCAATGCCAGGTTCTGCTGTAGCATATATTCTAGTTACTTCTTCGCCATCAAAAGGGGCAATGTCATTAGAATATTCTACTGTTTTTGTTTGTTTGTCTAGTTTTATTTCGTTTTGGGCTCGGGAATTTACAAGGCCTATTGTTGCTTTGATATAACCTCTGTTTCGGTTAAGGGACTTCATAGATTCCTTATATTTTTTGCTTACATTTTGCATTACATCACCTACCAGTATCTATAAGGTTGAACTGACAGTTACGATATTTAGTTACTATGTGCGATTTTGGACTTGTAAACAATGGTTCTGCTGTTCTGTCACCCGGATACATTATAATTGTTATCGGCTTGCCTGTTCGGTAATCCTCAAACGTTACTGGAATATAAAATGGTTCAACTGCTTTTAGCATTGCTTGCCAAATCTTAGGTTCAAGACCGACCCACTTCATATTATCCAGTTTATACAAGTCTCTACCAATCCTTTGACCGATAGTTACATTGTTTGCATTACGTCCAGCATTAACTGTCGTTGTAATAGTATAAGTAAAGCCAACAGCGGGACATGGAAAGTCCACACCGTTGACATTTAAAAAACTTGATAATCCTTGTGCCATATTATCACCTCTATGCTGTTGTAAATTGATGACCGTTACGTGATCTACGCCTATCCGTTTCGCTGACAAGGGTTCGACCATCAATATTGATAGATGTATCTTTATCTGCTGTTTCCCTTGTATTCCGGGCAATTTGGGAGAGATAAGGAGTAAGTGCATCATCAACTGCTTGCCTAACTCCACTTGCTATACCGGCGGTAATCTGTTCGTTGTTTGCAACGACAGACTTTCCGTTGTCAAACTTACCCATTATCTCGCCTTGGTTTGCACGGAACCATCCATCTTCTGGGAATCCTCCGGTTGCATAAGTTGGCATGAAACTAAAAGTACCAGACATTGCTTGCTTAAGTGGGTCTGATGCTTGCTTAACATTGAATTTTATTTCTTTTTGGGACATACCCATAAAGATTTTGTTTGCAGCATTTTCACCAAGTTTTTTTAAGCCCTCATCTGTCTGCGTCTTAATATTGTACTGTACACTCTTGCCACTAAAGTTCTTTTGCAATGTGTCGTTAATTGACTTGACCACACTACCACTAGTTGTTGGCTTGCCGTTAACAGCGGTATTTGCATTATACTTAACTGTTTTATCTTTCCAGTACCGACTGAAAATATTGGATATACTAGAAAGTTTTTCGCCTGTAGTAGTGTTCTGACCATTGATAGCAGTCTGCGCATCGTACTTGGCATTCTTTCCCTTCCATACAGATGACCACCGATTAGCTATTCCGGATAAGATGCTGCTACTTGGTGTATTTTGTCCATTTGTGGCGGTTTGCGCATCGTACTTAGCACTCTTGCCTCTCCAAGTATCGGCCCATAATTTTCCTATATTTCTTATGGTCGCTACGTTGTCTGTCTTGTTGTCATTAACCGATGTGTCTACATTGTAATCAACATTTTTCCCATCAAAAGCCGATATAGCACTACGAACTGATTTATTCAGTTTTTTATAGTCTTTATCAGTCTTTCCGTTAGTGGTCGTATCAATATTAAACTTGTTGCTTATGATTCCTGATAATCCAACTATAGGGCTTGTTTTCATTCCGAATTTTGCAACACTGCTTAATTTGTCCGCAATTTTCTTGAGATATTCCCAAAGTGTTTTCAATTTCTCGGTAATTGAATTTAAAACAGGCTTAATAATATCCCATGCAATTTGAACTTTTGCACTTATATCCGCAATTTTTTTAACAATCCAGTTACCAATTAATTGCCGAATAACTGAACTAATTGCTGATGCAACAGCCAATATAGGTGAAAGCACAGTTTTTATTGAATTTAATGCCGGAGAAATTTTTTCACCTATTGCATTGGCAACTTTTGAAATAACCGAATAAACCGTACTTAACAAATTTGAGACTGTGCTTAATGCGGGTTTTAATACTGTTACAACCTTATCTGTATATGGAGACAACTTGCCCACACCAGATTTGATCTTGTTGATTATATCTACAATTAAATTCATTGGTGCAATAATATATTCAAGTGCTTTTTTTATGCCCTTGAATAATTTTGAATTGGATATTTTGCTATATGCACCTTCTCCAAATACTTTATCAATTATTGCTTGGCCTACACCTTCATAAATTTGCAATGGTATTTTAGGAATTTCTTTTGCCATAGTGGCAATTAGTGAGCCTAAATTCCAAACAAGATTTCCCCAGTTTATACCGCAAATAAAATCAACAACTTTTTGCCCTAATTTTTGCCAGAGATTATCCTTATTTGCGGTATCAAAAGCACTAACAACATATTTACATATGCCTATAGCAAAATTAGACAATGTTGCTCCTGTAAGCCCAGCATCCCAGGTATTGAGAAATCCAGTTATTGAAGATATAAGTGATTTACCCAAGTTTTTCCAATCAAAATTGATCGCAAAAGTATTCCCAGCACTAAGCGCTGTATTTATTGCGCCGGCAATTGTTGAACCAAGATTAGAGAACAATCTCGGAGTAATGAGGCCATTCAAGAAGTCGGCAAGTCCTTTGCCAAAATTTTTTGCCTTTTTGTATACCCTATTCCACTTAATAGATTCCATTGCCTTAGACAAACTATCACTGATATATTTGCCTAATTGGTTAAGGTTTTTGATGCTAGACTTGTAAAGTCCCTCTGTTTCTTTTATTTGGTATTTAAGTCCATTATTGCCACCAGCACCGCTTACACCAGTGCCTCCACCAGAACCACCACCACCGTTTGTGCCTGTGTCTTTATCCGGCTCAACAACATTTAACTCATCAATACCAATAAGATGTGTTTTTAAATCTTTGGCCGCTTTAGCCGCTTTTTTAGTTCCGCTTGCCATATCATCAGCAGCACCGGCAGCACCTTCAAAATCATCAGAAATAGAACCCTTTTGTATCTCTAGTTTCCATCCAAAAATTGCGCCAAGGGCATTTACTACCTTTTCGGAAAAAGTGTAAACCGCCGATAAAGCCTTATTAAGCGCCTGTACAAGCGGTTTTAACATATTGACAAATGCATTGCCCCAAACACCTGCAACTGCCTTTATTTGCTCCTGTAGGATACGTAACTGGTTAGCCCATGTCTGGCTTGTCCGCGCAAAATCCCCCTGTACATTCTTGGTGTTATCCATGACATACTGGTATCTCAGCATCGTTTTTTCAAGCTGAGTCATAGAGGATATGTTGGCATCAAGACCTTTTTTCATTGCATACTCTTTGAGGGTTGCGTTAGTAAGGTCAATACCAAAAGCTCGCATAGGCTCTGTCTCGCCAGTAAAGATTGACCATAATTTACGAGAACTTTCTTCCTGTGAGATATTGTAGAAAGAGGCTAAGTCTGCCGATAATGCAGTAAGCTGTATTGACATATCAGACATATCTTTAACGGGCGCACCCATAGCAAGTCCCATAGCCTGAAATCTACCAGCTGTCTGTTTTGCAGACAGCTCTGACATTCCATACATTTTTATTGACGTCTTAGAGAATTGCTCCAATTTGTCCGTGTATTGGCCAAAAGTATTAACAACAACATTCTGCACCTCAGTAAGATCAGATGAAATGTCTATGGCTTTTTTGAATCCACTTAAAACCCTTTGTGCTGCCCAAAATGCCGCATATAGTTTTCCGACTGCTGAAGCAAGACTCCATATATGTTTTCTAGCGCTTTTAGCACTGCTGCCCATGCCGGAAAAACTATTCTGTATACCTCTACTCGCACTTGCTGTTCTACTTCCTTGTGCTGCCAGATTTGCAAGTGCATGAGTCATTTGTATTACATTTTGTGAAACTTGTGGTGCTGTAGCCATAACTTGCATAAACTTCTTAAGTTCTGCTGCAAGTGTCCCTAGTCCACCTGCTGTTTGTGTGGCTTTTGCACCTACTGATGCAAGATTGCCAAGTGCAGTGGTCATCTGTATTGTTCCAGTGGATAATTGCGGTGCAAGTGCCATGGTATTAAACAGATTGCGAAGCGTAACGGACAACTGTGGCAATGCTGCTGATACGATACTTGCTTTTTGCCCAGAATTTGCAAGTCTACCAACTGCATTGGTGAGCTGTATTACATTTGTGCTAACGTTCTGTGCACCCTGTAACGTGCTAGATAAGCCTACAATTGCATTTCCAAGTTGGCCTATAGCATTTATATTCATGCCGTTAATGTTCGAATTAGACAGCCTTGTAATGGAATTAATGAAGTTCGTAAGGCCCTTGTTGTTGAACTGCATGTTTCCCAATACTGATATACTGGAAGCAAGCGGACTTATGCTATTTGCAACCGCTGTAAGTTTCCCACTATTAATGCTTTCAAATTGCTTTATACCCTTGGCAACTCTGCTAAAATCAGGCATTTTTACATTTTTTATTGCATTCATGCCCTGTGCAAGCTGGTTCATGCCTTGTGCAAATTTAGCTATACCATTACTATCAATTCCTTGTAATGTCTTAGATAGTGTGCCGAGCTTATTTGACAGTTTATCTACTGCATTAACTGCTTGTGTCGCACTTGCATGTATCTTAACTTCAAGATTATCTACTGTTGCCATGTTTCACCGCCTTGTTGTAATAAAAAAGACGGCAAAAACATCAGTCCTTGCCGTCAATCATATTGTGTGTCCTATCCCATTCTTGTTTTGCCTTTAATCGTTCCTCAATAAACTCATTTCTAAGTCTATTTACCCTATCTTCTTCATTTTCCATAAGTGGAGCTTTAAGATACTCTGAACTTGCTTTCTTGCCGTTAAGGCAATGATCTATTGCAAAACATAGAGCAGATCTGACATACGTTCCTACCCACGCATAAATTTGAGAATCGTTTTCCTTTTCTGCCATATGGTAGGCTTTTTCATATGGTTCAAGGTCTGCTGGGCAAGATTTGTCAATATCCTCAACTGTAAGTCCATAGCCTTTGGTCATCATTAACCAACGGGGTAGTATTTCGTTACAGTAATTTTCGTAATTAAAATCTTTGTTATCCTGTTCAAGGATTATTTCTGTGCCTGATTCTGCACTTTCGCTATTTCCACCTCGAACAGTCTCTTTAAAAAACCATTGTGAAGCATCTCATTTGAGATATCCTCCTGAAGCTTAAGAAAATCTCCGTTTTCCTCGTCCACAAAATGGTCAAGCATATCCTCAACCTTACTAAGCTGTTCGTCACGGCCTTTTCCTGTAGTTAAGTTGTAGCCGAACTCATCTGAATGATTAGCCTGTAATCCAGCAAGTAAAATTTGTGGCATTAACAAATACATTTGCTCCATTCCCTCTATTGCTCCAACTCCATCGTCTGTACTTGACTGCATTACTCCAATTCTTGCCAGCTTGCTGATAAATCCAGCTCTGGCTACTGCCTTATTACCAAACTTAATATTGTATTCCCTGTTATTCATTGTAATTGTCATAATATTTTCCTTTCCTCCTACTCTTAATAGGAAAGGGGCAGTCCGAAAACCGCCCCTTGTTTGCTTAATACGTATAATCAGCCGGTTTTATATCTTTTGCATCGTCATCACTCAGCACGGCTGTATCTGAGCGGTTTGTTATTCCCCCGGTGTAAAATCAACCTTTGTATCAAAGCCGACAAGGTCTTCGAGTATAAGGTTGATCTCAACCGTTAAGAGCTCATTCTGACCCTTTGAAGCCACCGGAAGAACTGATGGCGGCTGAGCCTTGATAAACTCTGCCTTGGTAAATCCAGGTGTGATTGTCTCAAACCACATAGATTTGCCTGTTCCCTCTAACTTTTTGTACTCTTCAAGTACTTTCTCCCATTCTGCAAGTGTATCTGGTGTCCAGTTTACTGTTACTGTATATGTATCAGATACAGTAGTTCTACCAGATATGTTTCTTGTGTAAAAATCTTCAAGAGCAGATGCGTCAATAGCCTCTGGTTCTGCTGTAGCATCGCCAAGCTCATTGATTCTTGACAACTGAGTAAATGTTGTTGGCTTTTCTCCTGCGGTTGTTTCAACACCATAACCAAAAGTAATACCCAGTGTACTTAATCCTGGTACTGCCATGTCTTTACCTCCTTAAAAATGTGCATAAAAAAAGAGCCACATGGCTCTAATTGCTAACTATAATATTGTGTCACCAGCCCCAAACACACGGCTAAATCGCATGTTACATATATATGTTCCACCATTAACACTGTATTGAGGTGTTCCGGCGACCGAAAATCTCATTTGTTTATATATGTCCGTTATTTTGGACACAATCTTTCTACATTCGCTGTGATTCTTGTTAGAAGTCACATCAACCTGTATTGTTTCTCTTACAGCGTTGATTGTCTGTCCCTCTAAATCTTGTCCCAACTCCATTCCAGGTAGTTCGTGAATATAGACTGTTGGGAACACTGCCGGTTGATCTGATTCACCTTTATCTGTAACGTTAAGCGTTGGGTATTTATCCTTAAGCTGTTCTGTTGCTTTGACCTTGACAATGCTATATATTGTCGAGCCAAGTTCTATTGCCCATGCATTATCCATTGTCAAACACCTCTTTTACAACGTTCTTGACTTTTCTTTCAAGTTCACGAGCAGTATTGTACATAAATGGCCTAGATGGCATACCCTCGGTGAACCACCAATGGCCATTGTCGTCCCTGTAAAACCAGCCAATTCGACCATCTTTGAGTTGGTGGATTGTTTGACCGCTTGCATATTGCCAAGATACTCCCGGTGGTAATTCGCCTTTGTATGGTTTCTTTTGCCCTATAACACCAGTTCCAAACTCAACAAATGCTGCGTGATCTGTTCCGGCTACAACCGCCCAAATGTGACTACCCTCTGTATCTGTAATACACTCTGATTGTATACTTTCAATCAATTCACCTTTAAAGATAGCATCTAAATCCGCCAATTGCACTCTAGCAACTTCTACACCATCATCAGCCAATTTTTCGGCAATAATGGCGCATTTATGGTCAAGTCTTGCTTGATAGGCTTTAAGCTCCTTGATTGCATTCTGTAAACTACTCACAGACAAAGACACATCTATTGTTTTTTTCACTTGACCACCGCCTTAAGGACATATTTTGTTGACCGCAAAGCTGGCTTAACTCCTACAACTGTAAAATCAGCAGAAGTTTTATCAATATAGCCATCCTCTGTGTATTCAACTTTGCTATCAAGCCATATAATGTCACTTTTTTTGATAGGGTATGCTCCTCTATCTGTAACTATGATTGCGTCAAAATCGTTGACATCAAAGCCGTATTCTTTCGCTTGTGCTTCACCGCCAGAGAAAGAGATATTAGCCCTAAATGATACAGGCTCTTCGTATGATGTTTCTTTATGATCTATAAGAGGTATTTTTTGTCCCTCTTCTGTAACGAAATATTTTATATTGCCGTCATCATCTTTTTCATATATCTCTACTTCTTTGCCATAAGAAGCATACTTCATAGATTGTTTATTAATCTCAAGTGACATTACTTCACATCCTTGCCAAATCGTTTCCAAAGCTCAGATAACTTTTCCCAACCATACATTGCTACAAATGCAACTACAAATCCGGCTAGGATAGCTGCAAGAATCATATACCAAAGTATTGTCATATGTATGTACTGCATATAGGCTATAAAAGCCACAACGGTAATGCCTATGGACAGCACAAACACCAATATATCGGTTGGAATCTTCCTAAATACACCAACGCCTTTGATTACTTGTGTAATTACCGCCACAACAAATGTAAGTGCGCCTATGACAGACATTATAATAGCCATGTTGGCTACAAGACTCTGTATAACATCCATTTTTACACCTCCTTGTTTTCGTTGAGTCGTGCTTCCATTCCATCTATACGATGATGAAGTGACTTGACACTTTCCTCAACTTTAATAATTCTATTGTCGTGGGAATTAAGCTCTTTTCTCATTTCCACAACTTCATCTTTTATGTCCTTAGTGTTGCTAGATATGGCATCTAACTTCATATTTATGCGGGTGTTTTCTCGGACTCTATCCTCTAGGTCTGAGTTATCAGTTCTTCTATTATTCTTGATATTCAGCACAAGGCTGACAATTCCAAAAAAAATAGAGAAAGTAACCGATATGATGCTGATAATTATTGCTACTGGCATATATCTACCGCCTTTCTCTTATGTTTGCATACTGCCCACCACCACCATAATGTATGCCCTCTGCTACCGTTGGGTAACGCACAATCTTCTATAATATCTCAACAAACGGAAATACATCAGCTAGCAGCTTATTTCTGTCAATCCAACTACGACTGACTCCATTTTCACCGAAACTTGCCATGTATTCCTCACCAGCTTGAGATAAGTCGTATACAACCAAACTGACTATATTGGTAGTATATCGTTTCATATCTTCTTCTATTTGCTTATCTGTGTAATCAGATGGGTAATTACGCTTGTTGCGTATTTCCTGCTTAATTTCCTCAATATGCTGCTCTATTCTTGGATTATCCTGTAGATCAGTCCACTTGATAGAGCCATCGTCACCGACTTCATATTGACCTTTTCTTATTTTGACTTGCTCTACCAATTCCATGACTACCTCCTACAAAGCAAAATGAGCTATAAGCACTTCTTTTAATGCGCCGCCTGTCATGTTTTCGGCGTTATCTATACCCTCTGATATTGCAAGCGCTTTTAGATCGTCTGTTGACATTCTGTTGATCTCGGTCTTGGTATGAATAGCAACACCAGAATCAGTTTTTTCTGTTTCTGGTTTGCTTGTTTCCGGAACGTCATTTCCGGCATCATACCATACCCCATCTTTTACAACGATATAGGGATATATCATAAGTTGCCTCCTACTCGTGATGAACTTCAATTACGGCAGTGCTATCCATATTTTCATAAGATGGCAAAACAACCTCAGATGCAAATGTTGACATCTTCATTGGTGGACCGTACTCTGTCTTTGTAGCGACTGTAATTCCTGTACCATACTGAGTTACATCAACATCTGCTACCTGTCTTGCAGTTCTCTCTTCTGGTGTAGTGCCAAACCATGTATTGCCAAGATTAGCCTCTGGCAGAAGTGTAACCTTATTATCTGGATAGAAATACTGTTCATTACCCTCGTCATCAATGTACATCTTATCGTAAAGCACGATAGTAAGTTTTGTTCTCTTCTGCACTATTGAAATAACAGTATCATCGTCAACCTCAATAGTTGCTGTAAGGTTCTGTGCAAGGATTGCGTTTCTTATCTGTGCATTATCAAGCAAATACTGGAATGTATTGCTGTTCATAAGCACATATTTAGCAATCTTGCCTTGCTTTTGTAACTTCTTTCTTGCATTGTTAAGGTCTGTAAGCGGCTTTGAATTTTCTGTGTCGCTCCACATGCTTGTTCCATCAAGTTTGATGTAATGATCCGTAGTGTATGATCCGTCAGAATCATAATCATAGGAGTACTGAACACCGTCGCTCTTAATAGTGATAACTGGATGTCCATTTACCGTAGAAAGAAGAGCCATTCTCATTCTCTCTGGAACAACCTCTGCGCCACTTACAAGTCTGCTTGTGTCGTCATATACCGCACTAAGAGCACTTGCAAGGTATGGATCATCAGCAGTGTTTGCTCTTTCTATTTCAAGCATTTCTGCCTCGCCTATGGTCATTCCCTCACGGAAAAATGCCATCTGTGTTTTTTCCTTAGAAAGTCCCTCTCTAGCTCTGATTGTTGGAATTGAATCAAAGTTAGATGGTGCAAGAGATACAGGAAGTCCCTTATGTGTTTTTATCCATTGCAGGTCAAGTCCCTGTTTCTTTCTCTCTGGAAACCACTGTAATCCAAGATATGGAATCTGATTACTTGCGTTTTCTGTTGCTGACAGCGCAATTGACTTACTGTCAATAACTTCATTTACTAGCATATTTTTTTACCTCCTGTAATTACTCAAATACGATCATTGGCAGAGCTGCCTTAACTGTTGCGTCATATGTAACGCCTGAGTGTGTTTCTGCTACCTTTGTGTTAAGATATGCTTTCTTAAGAAGAACTCCCTGTGGTCTATCTTCTGTTACATCAAATCGAAGTATGCCAACCACTGTTGCTGTGTTATCAACCTTGCCATCTTTACCAATTGGGGTTCCAGCTTTAACTATCTTTTTGCCATTCACCTTTGTTGTAACTTCTTCAAAATCCAAAGTAAGAGGTATAGCCTCGTTTGGCTCTCTCTTGAGAATTTGCACATCACCTGAGTATGTTGTTTTTTCATACTGCATATTCATACTTGGCATCTATATTTCCTCCTTAAATATAATGTTTCAAAATATCATTTTTTGTATTTTGATTTTCAATAAGACCGGCAGCTATTTTTTCTGCCTCCGTCTTTGTGTCACTTGAATTGCTGCCTGTACCACCATTACCCGGCGGTGTTGAGCCATTGGCTATTTCTTTTTCTTTAGCCTGGGCAGCGGCAGTTTCTTTATCTGCGATAATCTTTCCAAGAGCGTCATAATCCATGGAACCATCATCCTTAACCACTAGCTTTGCCTGCTCAGCGGAAATCTTGAATTTCTCAGCTGCACCTGTTCTCTGGCTTGCAATTGCCTGTGTCTTTTCAAGCTCTGCTATCTTCTTCTGAGCATCTTCAAGAGCTTTAGCATTTCTTTCTGACTCAGACATACTCTGTCCCTTTAAATCCTCATACTCTTTTTCAATAGCCTTGAGTCTTTCAAGTTCTGTGTTGTTCTTATTTGCCTTTGCGTTCGCAGATTGAACGTCTTTACCATTTTCAGCCATGACTTTTTCAATCTGCTCATCGGTCAAACCCATTGATACTAAATCTTCTCTTTTCATTGATTACCTCCGTATGTCTACGTTTTTATACGGTGCAACGCCACCGATTGACATTGCCGTTTTCTACGCTCACGGCACTTGCGAAATTTTGTATAAAAAAAGCAACCACAAACGTGATTGCTAATTTCCATTGATTATATTGTTGTATTGCTCTTCTGTTATCAGCCCTTTATCATAGGCTTGCTTGACCATTTCAGCATTCCATATATGATAGACTTGATACCATTTTTTTATTTTTTCATACATAGGCTATTCCTCCGTCAGCAGTGTGTTAGTCATCATTGCCGTATATGTTACTTGTGCGTCTATACGCTCAATATCAGACGGTATTTTGGCTGGCTCATAGCCGTCATACTTCTGAGGATTGTTATTGATGTCTTTAAGGTCAAGACTTTCAACAGGAGCATGAAACTGTGTTCCATCATATTCATAGTATGTATGTGTTTTTGACTGCTTTCCGGGTTCTGCATATTCCTCTGTCTTAACTCTTTCATTAAGACACAAGTACACCCATGCTATTCCTTTGGTATCTATTTTTATAACAACTTCTTGCTGTGGTTCTTCTGCTCTTACTATCATTGCTTACCACCTTTCTTGCTACCTTGAGTAACCCCAGTTCGTCCTGTCAAGCCTGTTTCAACAATTCAAGTAAAAAAGCACGATTTAATTAACTAAAATTGTATATCTTCGGAATATAAATATTTATAGCACATTCGACAGTAACTTTTTTTTCACCACAATTAAAAAGAGAGATATCGAACGCGTTTGGTTTTTCTGATGATTCATTTTGTATTGTTATAAGTCCATTAATATATGTGTTAAATATATTAACAAGTATATGCGCTTGCTTGCTGTTTACATTTCCAAACCGCAACGACCTTTGTGTACCATCTTTTTTAGTGATAAATGCACTATTTTTTATTGTAATGATTGTCCCATCATTGTCAGATGTACGGTTATGAAAACTAATAGCTCTATCGTTTGACTCGAAAACACATCCGTCAAATTCAAAAACTTCAGACGCATTAAACCCACACCCAAAAGCACAATCTATTCCCATAGCAGTTCTCTTTTTATTAAGGTGCACATTTCTATATTTATGTGTGCTTCCTGTAAATTCAGCAATTCCGCTTGTTTCATCATGAATGCAATATCTGCAATTATCAGCGTTTATTGTTATGTTTTCAATTTCAACATTTCCAGAAACATTTAGCGGTGAAAGATATCTTGCACTTGTTGGTGTCATTTGCTCTGGAGTTGGAAGAAAATTGAAAACAACCTCTCCAATTCCTATAATTTTGGTATTTGGAGGTATAATAGTATTATAATTTCTCCACAAATCCTCTGATGATTCTGGAATTGATAACGCATATTCTGAGCCACCTATTTCTTCAAAAATATCATATATTCCACTATCTACATACACAATCTTGCTTGCCACATTTCCCGATAACGATTTAATACACTCTGTAAATGAAGTATAATCCTTGCCAACACCGACATGGTATATTTGTGGCTCATTATGAGGGACATCTACGATTTGTGAATAATCAATCTCGACATCTTTGTTTATCTCTTTTCGTACACTATAAGGTATGTACTCTTCTGGAAGTACATCACTTTCAACTGCCATGTATGTATCAACAGGATATGACGACGTTCTAAACGATATAGCCAAATATTTTAATTCTGTTTTTCGCCTTACTAAATCCGTATTAAATGTTGTTTCTCCAGATTTCCATGCGTACCCCAGATATTCCATATTATTACCAACAGTCAATACAGAATATGATGTGCCACTCACTGTGTATGTTTTTCCACCTTTGACCGGAAGTAAAAAAGCCACATATCCAGTCATACTTGATTTTGTCACCGTTCCATTTACATTTTTGTAGAAAGCGTTTTCTTCCACCGAAAATTTATCGAATTTATTCACGGATTCTGTTTTAGTAAAGAAATCACCTAAGTCTTCCTTTAGTGAATCAACAGCGCTTCCTGTTGCTAATGCATCAGCCGGCGTGCCGGCAACTGAAAGGGTATTATCAGTTATAACCTGAACAGGGTTCTCCTCAAAATGCTGCTCCACAATCTGTCTTATCTGGTCATCGGTGATACCGCCCTTTTTAATTTTCTTATTGAGTAATGCGTATACTTCCTCTGCATTCATGTGCGCACCTCTCTATTCTTGTTTTATCCAACTCTCGCCATCAAACTTATATAAGTCTGTTGTATCTATCATGTAGCACGAACTACCAAATGACACATATGTTGGTAGCTTATCTATATCCTTAGACAAAGCGTTGTATTCTCTGTAATTTCCTTTAGACTCTAATGCGGTAATGCTACCCATATCAGGTACATCATCGCCCGGTTCATACACTTGTCCGTCTTGGACTACTGTATATCTAGTCACCATTGTTATTACCTCCGTTGCCAAGATTATCTACTATTTCTTGTGCTTTTTGTTCTTGCTGCTCTGCGTTATCTATAGTTAGATATATCTTATCCAAGTATTTTTTAGACAGTAAAAATGTCTTTTCTGCGTCCCCCCACAATCCAACAGTCTTGATTGCAACAAGTGGATGTATTCCAGCCTGCAATAGAACAACCAGAGTCTGAGCTTTGGTGTACATATTATCCTGTGGGCTATGGTTTATCTGCACTGAAAAATCTCTAACCGTCAGTTTTAAATCTTGTGCATACAGTCTGATTGCATTAAGCGCAAGTTTTGCAAGTCGTTTTTCCGATGTTGCGACAAGCGGGTCTTTTAACTTTGTTCGTGTCTTACTAAAATCCCAGCCGTTTCTTAACTCGACAGCTCCTTGCGTATCTCCACCTGTGTTACCTTGCTTAGTTGGAATTGCAAGAATTGTCTGAACGTTATCCCACAAATCGTCTTTGGCAACCTGAGTCTGAGATTGATTAAGCTCTTGCGACATAACATCTACATCAGCATTGTTGACACCATTAGTCGATTTAACAACTAGGGCGCCCATTTCTTTCATAGCTTTAAACTTGTCCTTGTCAACGTCGCAATTAACAAACTTAATCCATGACTGCACGAACTGTTCTATGCTATCCATTCTGTTAGATTGCATGTTGTTTATTGCGTCAAGCATATCTATTACAAGCTCTACGTCACTTATTCTTTCGTGATTATTAGGGTACTCAACAATCGGTATATCTCCGTAAGCGTGTAATCTCCAGTCTACAACTGTACTGTTATATATCTTGCACTCATGTGTGGCTGTGTAGCATTGCTTATACCACTTACCATCACTGTCCTTAAGTTCCGTGACGGCAACCATCGGTTCTTCGGTGCTGCTGTTGTATATGATAAAAGTATTAAGTGGACAAGGTGTAACAATCCTAAACGGCACATCACCGTTTGGGTTAAACTGGATAGCTTTAAATGCTGTACCAGTGGCAGATTGCCATTCACCAGCCTTTATGTCCTTATCTTGCTTACAAGCGTCTACCATGTAATCATTCAGATCGTCAACCGCATTATTGATATTGTCATCGTCTTTACGGCTGATATACTGTACTGGTTCTCCGTAAGTTTGCCCAACTTTGAATTGCACAATTTCATATGCATGATTTTCTACGATGTAATTAATTACATCATCACGAATTACTTTAGTTCTGTACCTTATTGGTTGGTCGCCTTTGTAATAGTTCCATAAATACTTTATAATTGGCTTATTCCAGTTAAATACTCCTATGCACTCACCGACTACATTCACAATATTATCTGGTGTGATGGTATCTACATTGGTATATGCTATTTTTCTACCATAGTGACCTCTTACAAGGTCTTGCAAATGTAATCTGTTCATGTTAACTCCTACTTCATGAGTTCATTTACTCTCTTTTGAATCTTATCAGGATCATAACCTGCCGCCCTAAGTCTTTCAGAACGCTCCGGCTCATTGCCATACTTGCCTGATATTACCTCATGTGCCACAGCGTTGATGATTTTATCCTCACTAAGCTGTGATGCCTTAACAAGTTTATTGACTCTAGCCTGCACCTTGTTGTAGTCATAACCAGCCTTGGTGAGCCTTGCCTTGCGATCAGCACCGTTGCCCCACTTGCCCACAAGGACTTCCTTTGCAATGGTATTGATGCTCTTCTTGCCGGCTGTCGGCTTTGCAAGTACGGATACGGCTCTTCTGCCTGCCAGCTTATTCCAGCTTGCAGCGCTGATATATGCCTTGTTGAGATCAAGGCTGCCGCTGTAACCTGAGAGCTTTCCGACAGATGTGTACTGTCTGAGTAAACAGTTATAAGCTCCCTCGTTCCACGGATGTTTCTGATAACCAGTCTCAACATAGTCTGGGTACTGAGCCACCCACAGGCCATATCCAGCCTTTTTTACGGCGTTCATAGCACTCTTCTGGATGTAGATAAGCGGTTTGATGCCGGTCTTTTTCTGTACGTAGCTGCACCACTGTAAGCACCATTCCAAATCTTTGACACCAAACAGAGGGTTATTCTTCGCCTCCCAGTCAAGTACAATGATCGCTTTGCCGATATACTTCTTGACATATGTAAGGAAGTAGTCAGCCTCTTTTTGTACGTCACCGCCGTTAGCGTAATGGTACGCACCTAACAGTTTCTTCTTGTTCAGAACTTTGTCACAGTGAATTGTAAAGTATCTGTTCTTATAGCTTGTTCCCTCAGTTGCTTTGACAATGCAAAAATCAAAAGGAACTTTGCTTAAATCTATATTTTCATCGCCTTGCCAGGCACTAATATCTATTCCGTTCATTGTTTGTACCTCCTTTTACATTAAAAAAGCACCAGTAAAGCTACTGGTGCCTCCAAAGGGTTTATGAGGTTTGAAAAAGTATGAGAAAAAACAAAGTGTCTATCAATCAACTTGTTCATGATATATTATATAATATGTTTTATGGGACATTCTAGGACATTTAGGGACTACTTATATGTGTTTCCCCATTTTTGTTCAAATTCCTGTAATGCTTTACCATGTCTTCGTATGATTTGCTTGTAACAATAGTTCATCTCTATTGCCATTTTTTCAAAAGTCTTTTGCTCAACGTATCTTGAGAATAATATCTGATAAGTCATTTCATCCGACATACTATCTATCTGGGATATAATTATTCGCTTGTTGTCAATGTATCTATCAACAAGCATATCTATTTCATTTTCCATTTGCTCAATTTTGGACACAATCTTGTCCATGGTGTCATAGCTAGGTGATGACTGCACTCTTTCATCATTTTTGACTGCTGATACGCTACAAGCCATAGATCTGTACTGTGCAAGCTCCACTAGCTTATTATTGATAAGTCGATCATATCTGCCTATTTGTTGCAAGTATTCCTTTGTTTCCACTAATCAATACCTCCTAAATGGATTTAATGTTGCCTCTGCTACTGCTGTATTTTCTGGATTTTCAATAAACATTTCCAACTGAGTGATTCCGTCTGCTGCATCATCATGCTCATTGCCGCCAATACTAACAAACATTGTCAGCTCATCCATAGCAGCTTGATATTCGTCATCTCTGTAATACCTCTTTATTCCAAGTTCTGCATCTTTTTGCATCTGCTCTTGGGTTCTTCTATGTGTATCCAAAAATATAAATTTACGTTTTACATCGCCAGAATAGGCTATTATCTTTGCTAACTTTTCAACTTTGTTTGGTGCTTTGCGACTTGAACATGAGCATTTATAACCCTGTTCTTGTAGTTTTTCATCTACATATTGGCAGTAAAGATCACCACCAACATTACCCTCAAATCTAGTTTGCCTTATTCCATTTTCAATAATTCGACCTACAACAAGTGGCACTGTAACCTCTTTTGTACCCTTATTAAACACCCAACCTATGATATACACATCACCGTTGTCATATTCAACACCAATAGGCATTGATAAGCTATCGCCTCCACCCCAGGCTATATCTGTAACACCGATGTACCTACAATCTCCGTCTGGTAAAACTCCGTTAAAATATCTAAGATTATCTGTTGGGAATAGCAATCCCTCACGGACGTAAGGCTTTTGCATGAACTTAGCCATCCATTCAGCGTTTTCCAATTTGTCTCGCATATCCCTATAGTATTCCGTGGAAAATCCGTTTATTTCATAGTTGAAATTACTTTCGTCGTTCTCATTAAGTGCCGGTATTTGCCTGAATCTATATTGAGGGTCTTTTTCATATTGTTTTCTGAGACGTTCCAGTGGGTCTAGGACATTCCAAAGAGTACCAACCATCAATTCTCTTGCACCGTCGTTTTTACGGTCTACCATTTTGTTAAGGTATTCCTGATAAGTATTCTCCATACGTGTAGGCGACAGAGAATGTTCACGATCACGCACAAGGTCATCGACATACAGATATCCGTCCGCTGATACATCAACGGCACCTGTCCATGTGCCATCAATACCCCTACAAGTAATTGTTGCAAATCTGTCCGGATCGCCAAGCGTAATCGTAAATTCGTCCGCACTTTTATCCGTAACAACTGATTTGTATTTTGGGTGATAATAACCAAACAATTCTCCAAATGTGTACTCAGGCGTTGATACAAGATTCATAAGTTCTTTGTAAAATCCCTTAGCAAGTATTCCTGAATGTCCACCCATTGCTGAATGGCTATTTGGTCTGCGTAGCATAATCCACGCAAGGAAAAAAATACAAATCGTACTCTTTCCAACACGGGACGGCATAGACAAGCCATAGAACTTGATTTTGCGTTGCTCCAAATCTTCCAAATCTTGCGCAACAACATTTAAGGTTTTTCTCCTAGGCTGGTAAAATCTCTTCTGCCAAGCTCTATTCTTCTCCATGTAAAAAATAAAACTTTCAAATTTATCATAAGATTCAAGTTTCAGAATTTGATAATATTGATTGACAAGCTCTATCTCTGTATTGTTTGCCTGGGCGAATTTCTCTATTTCCCAGATGTCCATGCCGAATTGTTTCAAACAAAATTGATTTACGATTGTCTTCGATCTTGCCGTGCATTCAAGCATTGTAGTGATATCACCATCATTTTGGGCTAGTTGGCAAGTATCAAGATAGGCATTGATGATTGTTTCGTCTATGCCCCGAATATCTATGTACTTTTCACAATCCTTAATCAAATTCTGTAATTCAGACATAAAAAATAGCACCTCGCTAAAAAGCAGAGGTGCTATGGCCTCTGCCTATAATTTTTCTAGGGTAGCGGCTACAATCAATCTGTAGCCGGTAATATATTTATTTGCCAATTCCTACAGTTCCTAAGTATTCAACACTGTCTTTTGAAGTATAGACGATGATTTTATCGTTGCGAACCATATTGGGTTTTTCTGTAACTTCGATTTTGTTCTCATCTTCTGTAAAAATAAATTCAACACTTCCATTGTAGGTTATCAGTTGTCTGTTTATACAAACTGTAATTATCTCATAGTTGTAAGCAGGGGCGCGTGAAACTGTACTTTGGTATCTAGCGTAAATTCCACTTTGTATCTCTTCTATTTCGCATTCGTATTTTTCGGTTTTATTAACCCAATTTAAAAATAATATCAGTGCAACAATGCTAATAACAATAACAATAGTGGGAATAATGATTTTAAAAAATTTTTTCATAAAAATTCCTTTCCACTGATAATCAATAACTAAACATTTACTAATTCATCTGCATACCTTGTCATTTCAATTTGAGTTCCATTATCATCTTTTGTGCAAACAGTCACATATCTACTGGAGATGCTTTTAATATCTCCTATGCGGATTTCTGTTTCATCATCTTTAAATTTGTAACACTCACGCATTTTCTCAATACAGTTATTCATCTCTGATATTTTCATAATATCACTCCTAACAATTTATCTTTATTCCCTCTGTCAATATGGCGGTTTTATCCTCATTCAGAATTGTGTTTCCGTTTTCATCCGTTTTATGCCATCGTGCATTAACTTTAATCATTGGACTTTGGTTTGCATGACCAATAAAATGTAACTCCATGTCCGTGCAATTTACTTTTTTGCCGTCAATAAACACTTGTGCAGTTTCGCCATTGGATTTTATCATAATTTTTTCTTCTGCCGTCTCAAATGGTTCACATTTATACATAGATTTCCAACTATCTTCATACCACCTATCCATTTGAGCAATAACACTTTTTGCATAATATGTAGGTTTGCTCATCGTCTTTGTACGGTTGCATAAAACTTCTTGATAGTTCTCAATTATAAATCGACAAACATTGCCATCGTATTCATAATCTCTGTAAAATTGATAAAATGTTTTTAAATTTTTAACAAAATCAATTAGTGTTTTCATTTCTCATAAACCTCTTAAAATCTTTCCTACACTTAGGGCACAAATCATATTTGTGTTCGTTTCTCCATATAGCCATTGGGAGTGTTTGTTTTGCTAAATCTTCTGTCGTGTATATAGTTTTCTTGTGTAAAGGTTCTAATTCTTCTGTTTTGAAATGAGCGTATTTCTCATTGTAAAATGTCATTTCTTTTCCGCACCTGTCGCAAGTGTACCATTCTCTTTCATGTTTCATTGAATCTCTCCCATGATTGTGGCAAATACTCCACAGTTCCATCATTTTCCGACTTTTGCCATCCACTATCGCTACTGTAGTTATCACGGCAAATAGCACCTGTGCGTGATACCACAATATAATTGCCACCTTTTTCAGGATTGCCACGTCTAAAGTGCTCTTCTGTGTATTCTTGTTTACGATTGTCCACCGTCATTATTATTCTCATTCCAATACACCTTAAACCCATGCTTTTTATATTCTGCAACTGCATTTTTAAGACTGCCTATATCTTCATATTTCTCGTTTAGCATAATTGCTTTGTCATCCTTAACTACGGCATATATGCCAAATTTAACAGCCTTTGACGCTATTTTGAGAACTCCTCTGAAACCTTTTCTATTCATCGTGTATACGCTAGCATCAATATTAACTATCATTCCTCCACCAACTTTCTGCCACAGATAGGGCAATAATTTATGTCAAACTGCCCCGACCCATATTCGTTTCCACTATTGTCGTAGGACAGATGTCAGTTATGTGTATCGCCAACTATCATTGCATTTCCGTATGTATAACCATTTTCTATCTTTTGACGTTTGCCATTGCAAAATCTACACACTTTTACTTCTCCTCATCTTCAAAAACAAACAACGTGTCCGGAAATGGTTCTCCGCTAAATAGCATATTGAGGTATTTCAAAAAGGTCGGAGTACTCATTCCGGCTATTCGTGCAGCTTTAGCCTGTGTAACTCTACCAGCCATATATTCTGCTACTGCCTCCGAAAACTTATCCGGATCACATCTATGTGTGCCTTTAGCCATATTTTCACCTCGTAATAACATTTAACAAATGGCAGAGATGGGATTTGAACCCATGACCTCTAGCTTATGAGGCTAGCGAGCTGCCAGACTGCTCTACTCCGCGTCATTATACATACGGCATACTATATAGCCGCATGCCGGGGCTTGTGATTATTTACTCTGGGAGGAGTATTCGACCGCCTATACGGCTACAGTTGGCATTCTGTAGGCTGATTTTCGCAAAACACTCACCGGATCTGGTGACGGTCCTTTATTCAGCATTCCGCTAGTGAGTGAAAGGAGCACAAATGAAACAAACATTTGTCCGGTCAAGGTAAAAGAATTTGAAAACCTTAACCGCATGAACGATATGGGACTCGAACCCATGGCCCATAGATTAAAAGTCTATTGCTCTCCCAACTGAGCTAATCATTCACATTCGCCTTGTATGGTCTCAAGGCTCCCATGGTTAGTCATGGTGGACTGTATAGGTGGAAAGGCTACTTGCAACAACTGCCTATACTCAGTAGCGGGGCTAGTGGGATTTGAACCCACGGATGCAGGAGTCAAAGTCCTGTGCCTTACCACTTGGCGATAACCCTATTTGTATATCTCCATTTCATTAACACTCATACTGACTATTCCGGCTGATTCATCACTGTCAGTATGTTTAAAGTATTCTCCACTTTGCGGCCACATATATCTGAACATAGCATAATTGGGAACATCAAGAAGATATTCCGTATTTCCTGTCTCTTTAAACTTTGCAAGGCATTTTTCAAGGCTGCCTATTGCGTCAACATTGCCTGTAGCAAAATTTCTTCCAGCTCTGCCATACTTATAATGACTTTGAACCACTAAAGCCTTGCGTTTTTCATCAAATTGTAAACTGTAGTCAGTTTTCAGAATATCATCAGTCACACTCATTGTTTTTGCCCTCATAATCCAAACATACATGTCCAGGTTCAACATAATCTGAATAATATTCGCTATTCTGATTGTTACAAACCTTATCACCATCTTCTGTTATGCAGTATTCACAATTGCTGCATTTATCTTTCGCCATAGTGATTACCTCCAAATGTTTAGTTATTCTTGCTAAGATTTATCCCAAACGCCACGGCCTTAATTAAAGCAATTATGCCCAACAATATGTATATCCAAACAGGGGCATTAAGTTTTATTGCAATCCAAAGCAAAATGATAAGTTCAATCATATGTCGCCCTCCTGTTTGTGGTTGGCTCTCCACGTATCAAATCCATCTGGATATCTGTTTTCAAGTTTTTCTTTGTTCGTCTGCATAACATCATCAAGGGTGAAACCGCTTGCATCACAGATCATGGCAACGTACCACATTACATCACCGCATTCTTTCTTCAAGTGGTCTATGTCTATGCCTTTTTCGTGAAATACGCCCTTTTTAACAAGGTCGGCAACTTCTCCCGACTCGCCTGTAAGACCTATAACACCATTAAGCAGTTCAGCAACGTCTATTCCATTTGTTGTTGAAACAGCATTAAGAAGTCTATCTCTATTCCTACCATCATTTGTACGCATGGCAGCCATTTGATATTCAATTCCGTTCATTTTTGTTCCTTTTGGGGATTTTATAGTTTTGTCTGATGTGATTAAAGAATATCTATCTGACCGATAGATAACTGTTATGTATGCATTATATACACATTATTTGGATTTTGTCTATATTTTTTTCTGAATTGCGATTATATCATCTATTGGGACTTTAAACAGTGCTGACAAAATTATCAGATTGTCAACTGTAGGTATTGATCTTCCTTTTTGCCACTTGTATATCGCATTTGGATTTGCAAATCCAAGTATGTTTTGTAAATCCTTAACGCTTAGCCCTTGTTGTTTTCGATAGTATACTATGTTTTGACCTGTTTTACACATGTCTATAACAGGTATATCAATCATGTATTCTCACCAACCCTATGTTTATTTGTTTTGTCATTATGTGTAGATTTATACTTGATATATTTATATGTGGCTGATAAGGCCTTTTTTATTTTAAAAATATTTGGGGGGCTTAGTAGGGGCTCTCCTGGGGTCCTGTCACACCCCCACCCCCTCCAGTGATCTTTTTTAGCACTCGTTTTGTCTAGGCGATAATATTGTTTTAATTGTTAATACAATTTGTAATTATGTCGCTTATGCCTTTGTATCTATTCGCAAAACCCACGTTTCACGCACAGTTATGTATTTATTCCGTGTTGTTACCGTCAAAAAGTGGCTTATTTCCTACGTTTTCAGCCTGTCCTAAATTGTTTGAATTGTTCACACAATTTGATACGGTGCAATCAATCTCTATAGCCTCCGCCTGTGCTGAATTGTCCGGGAGTTTGGCACAATTTAACTCTAGCATCTGTCGCACATCGGCAGCAGATAAGGCTGGCTTTTCTACGCTTTCACGGCTCACGCCCGGCAAATTCCAACTAAACCGCCTATTCATAATCATAGCCATGGCCACCGGATTTTTATTACTCCACAATTTTGACTCGCCGGAATCCTCGTATTCTGTAATCAATTTTTCATAAATTTCACGGGCCGATGGGTCAAGCACCCTCGCGCCTCTGCCCCAGTCCCATATGGTATCATGTTTAATACCAGTTAATTTACAAAAACCACTTATAGTACAACCTTTATCATATAGACCACACATATATATATAATAATCACATATATAATTAACATACTCTATATTATAAGCTCCACAGTTAGACATAGCTAGATTACTATTATTATTATTATAATTAGCATATTTACCTTGTATTTTTAATCTATTAGTGCCCTTAAAAGCATGATTATATATATATATTAGGCAGGCATTCCACACCGTTTGGCTAACAGATCGCAGGTTATCAATTTGTTGCTCTTCGCAAAATTGCTGTAAATATAATTCTATGTCATTTTCGAAACTTTCCGCCGTCTCTGTCATGTCCTTGCCTCCTCTCTAGCTATATATTATATATATACATATACAAAAACCGCATAGAATACAGTTGAATATACTCTATGCGGTTAATACCTCTTTAGTGTTTAGATATGAATAAAAAACATCAATAAAATATATACCATTGTTTTATTTATTTGTCAACATTTTGTTTTATGGCCAGTTTGCGACCTGATCCCACATTTTGTTATATTCCTTTATCGCTTCCCGCTCTGTCAGATCGAACAATGTTGGATAGCTCCAACTTCCGTCACTCTGCCGCCCGGCTTTGTACTGCTCAAGCTGATCTATGCAGACGCTAACACATACATGCGCATAAGGCCCCAAATCCAGCACGCAGCGCGCCCGGTTGTTTTTCTCTTCAAAAATTGCGAACACATCACACATAGACGCCGGGGGCAGTCCACTTTTCTGTGCTGATCTGTTATACTCCTTTATCATTGTTTGACAGCTCTTTATATTTAACTTATAACAATAACCACGTTACAACATTTTTCTATACCTCCAACATTTTAAATATATAATAAGCATAAAAAAACACGGTTATTATATCAATAATAACCGTGTGGCAAAGTTCGACAATGTTTTTTACTTGTTATAAAAATCATTCGCGGCACTAGCTATAATTCTAGCCGTGTTGTATTTTCCATCTGCTCCAGATGCCCAATCAAAATAAGCGTCCGTGACCTCGCAATAATCGCCCGGGTTATTATATATTCCTGCCGGCATAGCCGCGCCACTTGTATGTATTACAAGATCACCATTTTCTTTTATCCAGACTTTGTTTACATTATTCTTTTTTTCTAACTGCTCATTTACCTTTTTAATTGTTACCATTTTTCTTGACCTCCTCAGTATCGTATATTATTATATAGTAGTCTCATATCATGGTTGCTTGATATGATGGACCGCTAGCAACTCCAGCGGTCACGGATTGAAACAATAAGGTTTTTAATATAGCGGGTATAAGCTCGCTATATTATTTTTGCATTTTGCCGGCACTGTAACAGCTGTAAAAGCTATCTACAAGTTTTCCCAGCTGCTCCGGCGTCAACTGTTCTTGTAAATCTTCCGGAATCCATTTGAATGACTCTCGGAACGTATCGCCCATATTTCCAATTTTTGAATTTTTCTGCACAAGCTGGAGCTTGTACATTTCGCCGAGCTCCTCAATTGTGATCTCCCCGGCTTTTACCGCCTCGCGGCCCTCTTTTGTCAATATTGACAATGCTTTATTTTTGTTTATAACTCCTATTCCTTCAATTTTCATTTTGTTTTTTTCCTTTCTCCGCCTCTGGCGGTTGTCCTTTGCTTTATCTGTTGACTGTATAATAACATAAGTGCGTTATAAAGTCAATGGTTATATGTGCGTTATTTTAATATCTTTTCAAGCTCATCAAGTTTACTTAATATAGTATCTCGTATAAACGCCGAATTTGTTTTATTTAGATTCAATGCCTCAATGCGTTCCTTTGTTCCGCGCGGAAATACAATATTCAATCTATAATTATTATTTTCGTATTTTCTCACCGCTTTACGCTGGCTCTGACTTGTTTTTAATTCTGCCATTCGCCTTACCTCCTTATATATGATAGATCAACAATAACATAAGTGCGTTATAAAGTCAATGGTTATATGTGCGTTATATATAATGTACAATTTTGCCGTGTTCTATGTGCGTTATTTTGGTTATTATTCCATCTTGTTTCAAGCGTCTATGTGCGTTATACTTTAGTTACATCAAAGAGATAACGCCTTGACGATTCCACACTACAGGCATTGACGACTTGCAAGAGCTTGCCGCCGGTGCCTGGTGGATAGCAAGGCAGGAAATACAAAGGAGAATGAGAAAATGAAAAAGTACATTGTAAGAGAAAAGATCACAAAGAATATTATAGGAATTGTAGACATGACAAAGGATCAGGCAAAGAAAGCCCAGTCAGATTTTATTGTTAAGGAGGTATAAAAATGGTTATTGGTACATTAGAGGATGGTAGAAAATGCGTTTATGATCTTCCAACCGAGATCAAGACAGCGGAACAATTTAAAAATCTTATATATGATTATCACGATGACGATTGGGCGGAGAGGACTCGCCCGGAGTTGTTCGGACAGCCGAGATTGTCGGGGCTTAATGGCCCAATGTGGAACGGCTGGGGAGTTCTTAAGAGTACCGGGGAAACGGTGGCAATTATTCGATATGAAAAGCCTAGCAAATATTAACGGCCGAAACGCTCCGGAAGTTGGAGCGTCAGCCGGGGATGGTCTCTCGGCTCTGATGATGGCAGACCGAAAAGAATATATTTTTAGGAGGTAACAACATGAGAAACTACACAGAGGAAATAAGAGCGCAGCACGACGGCAGGATTTACAGAGAGGTAATAACATTTTCTGATCTGGATAAAAACGGCAACAAAATAATTGTTGAGCTGTTAAGAGGACGCAGAGGAAAGACGGAATACATCGCCGTCGATGTTACAAGGCTGGACGGTGAGGGCGTTTACACCGGTGCAATGGATCTTAACCCGCAGGTGGAGAGACAGGAAAGGAGCATAAACGGCGTTAAATGTGTTAATTATGTTATTGTTCCGGGTTGGCTTCTTGCTCCAATGGATGACAATAAAAATAAAATATTAGACGAGATAGCCCGCCGGGCATTCTCGTAAAATCGGCAAGAATTAAAGGAATTTCGGGCGGTTCGATTCCGCCTCTTGCTGTTACCCAATAAGGGGACAAAAATAAACGGAGGTTAAAAATATGAAAAAATTTGAATTGTTTATGTGTTGCTTAGGTAATGGTGTTACGGTTTGTAATAGCGCGGTGCGTGAAAGTGGGGATTTTAAACAGGTTGCACACATTGCGAGATGTGGGAAAATCACTTGGTATGTAAACCCGCAGTCATATATTCCGGCTGATGACCTTGAGAAAATAAAACATTGCGCACATGAGCAGTGCGAGGAATGGGAAGGCTGGTTAGATTCTATGCCCAAATCTCAGCAATATGAAAAATTATTGGACGCCGTTCCGTATAATGTGGCCTTATATGCCATGGGTTTGGGTGGTGGCATTGAACAAAAAAATATTTATTTAAAAAATGTTTGCTATGAAAAATCCTATTTTTAAAAAAACAGAGGGCGCATGTGCGCCCTTTTGCCGTCGCTGGTGGTTGTGGCTGGTTCGATTCCAGCCGGGTGGCTTCCTGATCTTTGATAATATAATATTGCTATGCTGGTGCTTGTGTGCTATGCTGTTCATGTATAGCCTTATTAACTATATATTTATATCTAATTGTGTGAATTGTTTGTGCAATTCTATACAATTATATTATTTATGGCGGTTTATTAATTGCGCCTGTCTGCTGCCGTTTTTCGGTGGTGGATCTCGCCCGGTTTATATTGCTGTTGTATGAGCAAAGATAACAACGCGTTTATTTGCGTTTTAAGGCTTTTTGAATGTGTGGACGTGTAAATCTATTAACAGCGACACGCAAAGCAGTAAACAAAAAACTATCGCGGAGACAATGGCATATTATAAGCCTGTCGGCGGTATTCTTTCGCCGTGTGGCTGATCCCGGTTTGGGTTATGTCTCACTTCACCACGTTGAAGTGTTTCAATTCTGTTCAAAGATCTGAATAAAACTCGCATGAAATTGAGAAAAAGTTGAGGAAAAATTTTTTGACCGTCCGAAATTTTCAGAATTATTTGATAGGGGGGGTATACATTAATCCGAATATTTTTTATAAGAATTTTTGAAAAATTAATTTTTATTTTTGATTTGATGCTATAACAAGGGCTTTGGCAATATAGTGTGATTGTCCTAACTCTTCTATCAACTTTTGTCGGGTCATGTCCGGATTGGTTCGTCTTATATATTTTAATATCTTATCTATGTTATCCATACATTCTATCTCCCATATATCCTGTTAATATATCAACAATTTCAAATACTTGGTCGCCGTATGTAGCAACAAAGTCACACAGCATCTCTTCCTGTTCTATCGGCATATATATGTTATATGACATGCAAACGCAATGACATAGTTCATGTATAATCACTTTACGTAGAAATGCCCCATGCAAACTTTTAGCCAAATATATGCAGTGGGTATTCATGTCTGTTACTCCCACGCTCATAGAGCCATCTGTACGGCTCAATAACGAGTTTTTATTGTCTACCCATACAATTTGCCATTGAATACTATTTAATTCAAAATTCAATCTATATGCCCCCTTAAAACGCAAGAGAGCGACTTTGCACTCCCTCACGCTTATATACATCATGTGTAATTGTTACAGTTTTGTTACAAGTGTAGACATTTTTGATTTGAGCATCGACCGCTCTTCCGGGGTCATGCTGCCGATCACATCTGTAATGTCCTCACTAACTCCTTTGAGGTACTTCTCAAGTTCCTGCATAGTTGTGTCTTTATCCTTATGCATTTCTTTAGCCTCGATGTATGATCTCCTCATCATGCCACTTTTGCCTTCTCTGCTGTCTCTTGTAGCAGTCGTTGGCTCTGTATAGTGCATTCTACCACTCATGCGATCAAGGTCTCTCATTCTTTCCTGCACTGGCTTATCTTCCCATGTCCTATAATCGTCTGGCATCTGATGATAGTAAGGAGGCTCTATATAACCGCGCCTTGTTCCTCTGCCTTTCGGCGCAAATCTGCCATTAGCATAGCGGTAGTTATCATAGAATCTTCTATCTGGATAATCTTCGTACTGTTCAACCATACGCATAATGTCCTCATTATCTTCTGATTTTTCCATAGCTTCAACAATTCTGTAATCCTTGTCAAAGCAAGCTATGTTCTTCGCTATTTCTGTAAAATCCTTTAAATCGTCAAGGTTCTGCCCCTCAAAATTATCTAATCCGATTGCTTCAACTTTCGCCTTGACACATTCCATAATCTGTTTAGCCCATTTATGCATATCATCAAGCCTCCCTTACTGCGATTAAGTTACTATTCTGCACTTCAATAGCCTGTGCCGATGTATTCTGCACCGCTACTGTACTGCAACAACCGCAAGGCACATCAATATAAGCCTGTGCCGACACATTAAAGAAATTCTCGACTGCGGCTGGGGTTACAATCATTCGTGTTGACTGCAAAGGCTCTCCATCTACTGCAATAGCAAGTGAGATAGCTTCAACTGTACCGCCTGTTGGTATCTGGATATTACCGCTATAGGATACTAAAAATCTTGCCTTGCACTGATTTGTAATGCCTCTTAGCTTGATAATTCCGCTTCCCTGTCTGTGAACTATACATTTAGTGCCACATACCGGTGTTTCTGTAAATGCAACATCTTCGCCTGCGGAAACTGTTTGTAATGCAATTCCTGTTATCTCCATTATCTTTACCTCTCTTTCACAAAATAAGGGCAAACATATTTCAGTCTGCCCTTAGGTTAAAAAGTAATACTGCATAGCAGACATAATCGAGTTAAACTCAATTAAGATACTCAATTATTCGCTTTTACGTAGCTGCTACTTTTAGCAGCCACAGCCTGCATTGCAACCACATCCATAAGCATAAGCATTAGGATTAGGCACAACATAAGCTGGAATAGCTGTAGGATTTACAGAGTTGACAATCTGCTGTGTTTGTGCTGTCATTGCAGTAGTCAGAAGTGCATTCTGTCTATCCTGTGATGCGGCGAGCCTTAAGCTATTGTTTTCTGCCTGCAATGTGGCTATCTTGTCCTGAGTCAGGAAATCAAGGATGCTTCTCGTGCTGTTCTCGATAGCCTGTCTTGTCTCACAAGCCTGTGTAGCCATGTTGTAGTTGGTGTCGCAGAAACCTCTCTCAATCTGTCTCTGAGTCTCACAGCAACAAGCGGCATTCTGAGCAGCCATGTTGTTAAGGGTTGCCTGAATAGCATTTGTGTTCTGCATACCGGCTACAGTGTCAGCGTTGATCGCCTGTTGTATGCCATAGCCTGTCTGCATGATATTTGTGTTAATGCCGTTAAAACCAGTAAGCATGCTGTTGTTCATGGCATAAAATCCATCACAAAGTCCGTTAGAAATGCCGTCTAACTTGCTGATAACTGCTGAATTATCAAATCCTCTCTGAATATCAGCTTGTGTAGCTGCTGTTGCAACATAGCCACCGCCATTGTTGCCGCCAAAACCGCCAAATCCACCATTGCCCCATCCAAAGAGCAAGGCAAATACAACGATTATCCAAAGCCATCCGCCGTCAGCCCAACCACCATTGTTATTGCCATTACCATCAATGTTAGCCACTAAAGGTACGCTGGCACAATTTGAGTTTGAAAACATATTGTTACCTCCTGAAAATATATTCATAAAGATGTCACCTAGGTAATTTGCAAAGACATCTAATATGCTACTAATTACCAAATCTACTTTTTATCTGATTAAATACATCATCTGCATTTAATCCCTTTTCTTTGCACAAATTTCTCGCCATTTGCTCTATACCCTGTACGTTGCCTTGTTGTGCCATATTGATAGTATTTTTCATCATAGGATTACTCATAATCTGATTATTTCCCATCATCTGCTGTATAAACTGTTGTGGGCCAGCTTTCATCATTTGAAAAATGTTAATTGGGTTCATTCTTCGTCACCACCTTTACTTTGTGATCGCGAATTTTTTCTTTGAGAACTTGTTAGTTTGCTTTCAATTTCTTCAATTTTTGAATACAGATTATCCAATCTTGTTGTAATACCCTCTGTAACGCTTTCTGATAGGTCTATTTTAAATTTTTCTGCATCAAAAGTATTATTTACTGCCTGTGTCGGTTTTGTGTCTCTAACAGGCTTATACACGATTGTTTCAATTTGCCCTTCTGCGTTCCATCCTTTAACATAAATCTCGGACAAATCTTGTTTAGGGAAAAAAGCAGCGGTGCCATCCATTGGAACATCATTTGCCGTTATTGCTTCTAAAGTCTGAACAACCTTACCTGTAAGTGGCTTTACTTGCGGCTGCATTACTTGTTGAGGTTGCTCTACTGGCATAGGCTGAACCTGAGATTGTGGTCTAGTTGTCCATGGATTGTACATTTGGGGTGTATAAGCCATTTGCGGCTGACTATAAATCATATTTTGATAAGGTGTCTGTGCTATCATCCGTTTTCTCCTTTTCAAGTTCTTCGTCAATTGCGTGTATCATTGTCGATTGATATATAAGTGGCACTTTTGCCACATCTTCCCTAGAAAAAATACGTTCCAATATTTCATCGGTAATCATAAGCCACCTCCTATAACTCTATTTTTGCATAAAAAAAGAGCGGTAACGAGTTCGTTATCCGCTCATAATCAGCTCACCAAAGTGTCATTATTGTATCACCCGGTTTATCTTTCGGTCTACCTGATGTGCTATCCGTTTTATTGTCGACACACTCATATTCATCAACTCGGCGCACATTTCATATGTGTATTGTTTGTTGCGCAACTCATACAGTTCTAATTCTCGCTCTGTGAAGTTGGCATTAAATCTTATGTACTCATATTCAGCCTTTATCAGCTTAGATATATCAATCATCAATATACCTCCTAAGTACACAATCAACATAACATATAGCCTAAAAAATAGCAATAAAAAAGACGCATAATGCGTCATGTGTTAAAAAGAATGTAGTGTATATGCGGTATAGCACCACCTCAATGCCATAGG